CGCTTGCATAGCTGTAACGTATAAGCTGATAAAACTTAGCCGCTCTGTCAACATCACGAAATCTGCTGAACAGACCTCGCTTGTGCAGACTTGCGATCCAGTCAAAATCCTCACGGGAATTGAGGACATACCGCAACTTGTATTTCAGCTTATTCGGTTTATCCCGCACACACCGATAAAGATTTGAGAGATTTCCGTTAAAATCGTTATACACCTCAAAATCCATACCCGGCGGTTTATGAAACAGCACCCAGCCTGCTCCGCCGAAAACCTCTATATACCTTTCATAGTAAGGTGGAAATCTTGCAAGAACCTCGTCACGAAGATTCTTCTTTCCCCCTACCCATGACATAAAACTGTTCATGTTTTTCCTTTCTGCCGTTAGAACCAACAGCAGAAAAGTCGCTTTGCAAGCACCAGATTTTTGATCTGCTGTTGGCAAAACGACCTTAATAAATATTAGATTTTACGCTGTTTTCAGCCCTTGATTATCGGGTCAACATAGCTGAATATTATGCGTTTCTGTTCAAGGTAGCCGTCGGCTTTGTTTACCTCATTACACAGCTCCTTGTATTGCTTTTCCGAAAGCACAGGCTTTGTTGCTCTCAGCATTGCAGGAATATTACCCATACAGAACTTGAAGTCTACTTTCGCTTTAACTCTGTTTGTGTGCATCTTTGACCTCCTTATCAAGACGTGCGATCTCTTTTTCCGCAAACTTAAAAGCAACGGCAAGAGAACCTATCGTTGTTCCGATGATAACGCCTATCATCATTCCAATGAACAAATACGTCATTTACATCATCTCCATTTCAAAATCTTCGGTTTCTTCCTCATCAACCGAAGTAATTTCCACGTACTCGTCAATAATACTCAGCGCCTCATCATAGCTTCCCGAAGAGGTGATTCGGCTGCACATTTCCTTGGATTCATTCGACATACCATTTCTTTTCAGTGTTCTTGAAGCAATGCCCATAAGATTAAAGATATTTCCGTTCTGACCTATGAGCGGACATTTTGGCTTTTCGTACATTACGCAAGCTCCTTTCCGTAATACTTTTTCAGCAATGATATAACGAAGAGCTGCCCCTTTCCGGTCACAAACGTCTGCTGATAGGTCTTTTTCATGCCGTCAACCTCAAACACTGATTCCTTAACTGCAAAATATCCTCGGTCGATATATCTCTGATATGGCAGATTGTTCGCCATGAGCACGCCTTTTCCTTTGAGCCAGCCGTAGAGCTTGTTTCTGCCGACAGGGATATTTTCGGCTCTTGCAAGCTTTGCCATAGAGTTCATGTTGATAAGATTATCGGTGTTTGACATCTGATTAGCAAACTCCACCAAAGGCTGATCGTGACGTATCCGCTCGTTCAGCCTTCTTATCGCTGTCATCTGCAAACGGAAAAGATTTTGATATGGTTCTTCAAGAAAGGGGAGGTAGTTTTCTATGAACATTTCCTCGTTGGCGACGTAGCCGCCTGTGCGCCTTATCGTTGGGATAACCTCGGAGGTCAGCCATTTACGAAACGGTTTTGCTTTCGGCTTGTCAGACCTCACAAGAATTGAATATAAACCAGATTCGTTTACAACGTATGCTTTCTGCTTTCTTCCGAGCGAATCGGTGAGTCCGATTGAATCGTACTCATCCTTATCAAGCCTTTTAACTACCTCTCCGGCACTGTTTGCTTTCATTTCAAGCACTTGGCAGATATCTTTTAATATCCACCACGGCTCGCCGTCCTTGATAACCGTTCTCACTTTTCCAAACTCTTCATTTTCAAATATTTTGATTATCTGTTCCATTCGCATTCTCCTTATCAATTTCTAAAATAAACTTAGCAAGAGCTTCAATAACGTTGGTGGTCACGGCATTTCCTGCCTGCTTGTACAGCTGAGCGTCGGACATTCCTGTTGCTGCAACTTTATTAAACTGTTCATCGGTAAAACCTTGCAGCCGCCATGCCTCTATCGGCATTAGCTTTCGGATATATCCGCAGTAAACAACGCCGTGTCTGTCCGTTACCGTAATTGTAAACATAGGCTCGTCGGGAAGCTTGAATCTTCGTCCCTGCTGTCTTACTGCTTCCTTTGCAGGAGTAAGCACAGCTATGGGTTCGGTAACAAGTATCACTCCCGACTTTTCGCCTTTATGATGACCTATGCCGCTGTCCTGTCTTGAGGTTATACATCTTGCAAGCTCAGTCACTTTCGGGTCGGGATTCATATCAATACACATTGCGTAATACCCCTGATCACAGCTTGTTGTGAGCGTATGTGCTATCTCCTTTCCCACTCTCCCTCGCCTTGAATTGAGATTGGGATAGGCAAGATCAATACTGTCGCCGGGCAAGGCAATCTGATAGCCGCTTTTAGTCTTTACCTTAATAGGCAGTCCTAAAATTTCATAAAGACCTGTTTTACCTCCGAAACCTCCTGCTTGGCTTGTAAGCGTTATGCTCAGTCCGTCTGCTGAATATACTCTGTTGCCCTCTCTGCCTGAAATTCTTTGGACAAGAGTTTTTGGATTTGCGTCCGTGAAAGACAATATTTTTCCGGAGCATTTTTCTCTATGAAATCCGACAATATACACTCTTTTTCTGGATTGTGGGACTTCAAAATCTGCGCTGTTAAGCACTTCCCATGCGACATCGTACCCCAGTTCATCCAATGCACCGAGGATGGCAGCAAACGTCCTGCCTTGGTCATGCGATAGCAAACCGGGAACATTTTCAAGGAGCAGATATTTAGGTTTTTTGACGGCGGCAATTCTGGCAATTTCAAAGAAGAGAGTTCCTCTTGCATCGTCAAAGCCGCCCCTTTTTCCAGCGATTGAAAAGCTTTGACAAGGGAATCCTCCGCATATAAGGTCGAGATTGGGCAGTTCGTTTGGGTCAATTTTTCTTGCGTCATCGTAATACACCTCGTTTTCCGTATCATACAACGTTTCGTATGCTTTTTTAGCATACTTATCTATTTCGCAGTATCCGACGCACTGAAAGCCGCCTGCTTTTTCAAGTCCTGAGCGGAATCCGCCGATCCCTGCGAAGATATCAAAATATTTTATCATTTACCACGTTCCTTTCTGCAATAAAAAAAACGGCTAAGTCTTTTTCAAAACTTAACCGTTACATTGACATATTCATTTCTTCATCTTCTGTTTGCTCACTATCTTCACTTACGATATGGAAATCGTCCACACCAGGGATAACTCCGAGCGTTCTCCCGTTGTCAAAGATACAATGCAAAGTGCCGATATCATCCATATGTTAGATATTTTTTTGTTGTGTAGGGTTCGACTCCCTTTTTTGTGAAAACCAGTGAAAAGCATCTACGGTTTTACACCTGAAATTTTTACTCTCAAAACGCAAAAAAGCTCGCAAATGCGAGCTTTTCGGGCACAATATCTATTTCATTGCACCAATATGGTGCGGGTGACAGGACTTGAACCTGCTATAATCAGCTTTCAATGCACGATTTTACGCTATTTTATATTTTTTTCGTGTCATGTTTTGTGTCATATATGCTTTGGAAATATTCGTCGATGACCTTATCGACGCGCTGGCGATCATCATCGAAAGTCTGCTGATAAACTGACCTTAGTGTGCTGGTATTACTCCAACCTCCCCGCTCCATTGCGTATATATCGGGAATATTCAGCTTCGCCATAACGCTTGCACTTATGTGCCGCAAGTCATGGAAAGTGATATAGTACCCTGATGACCTTGTGATTTTTACGAGTCTGTCATATATTCGCTTAGGGTTGTATTGCACAACATAGTCATCAGGATTTAGCTCCAATGCGTCAATCAACTCAACAAGCGGCTTGCCAAGTTTTACTTGTCGATTGCTTTTGTATGTTTTTGCTTGCTTCTTTACTGTCAGCTTATTGCCAACCATAACACGCACCTGTGACAATGTTAAGATATCTCCAGTTATATCCTTGCGGCGTATTCCCTGTATCTCTGACATTCGCAATCCGCCCCACACTGCAAGCAACACTGGTATTTCAATATCTGTGCCACGAAACAGTTCAATAATTGTTTCAGCATCAGGCAAGTTTTTAAACGTTCTAGTTTTTTGTGGTAGGCGTATTTTGCCGAGTTTAATATCAACATCATGATAGGTCATTACCGCTGTGAAGAAGCCATATACATTTCTTACAGTTTTCGCAGACCTTACGGCAGCAATGCTGTTCACCCAATCCTGCACAAGTTGTGGCGTAATATCATTTAACCGCATATTTGCAAATCTGTCAAAATGGTTTCTGAGTTCCGATTTGTATTCATGTATCGTGGTAGGCGATAGAACAGGTGTTTTAATCTCAATGTATTCCTCTGCAGCTTGCTGAAACGTTTTTTCGTCCTCGCTTTGTTGAGTGCTGTTCAGCCACTCTGCCGCCATTAACTCGGCTTCTTTCTTAGTTTTGGCAGTAAAGGATTTGTACTTCCCTGTTGCTTTGTCATATGCCCTTACTCTGTAGTTTCCACTCGGTAATTTTTTTGCTGTTGCCATGATAATTCCTCCTAATATCTCTTGACAGTTTCAAAATTTTATGTTAAGATAATAGGGTACTACCCTACTGTCCATTTGCTGTGGTTTGTCGGTGTTGTACACACCCTCACAGGTCGCTCTGTGGGGGCGTTTTTTTATTATGGGGTGTTATCCGCCGCACACCTTGCAAGGCTCGTAGCCTGCGTTCTGGGCGTCCTTTCCACCAACACTCATGCTGACGGATTTTTTTGCCGATGTTCAGCTTCACACTGTTGCCAAGTTTGATTGATTTTCTAAAACGTAATCCCATGGTTATGCTCCTTCTTCTATGTAGTACAAAAATGCGGACAGGTTTAAAATTCCTATTGACAATCGTCGTAATATAGGATATACTAGATACATCGAACAAATGTTCTATAATAATTATATCAACTTTGGGTATGCTAACCCCGAGGTGATATAAAATGCCACTCTACGAAATTAAACTGAAAGAATTGCGAAAGAGAGCACGTCTAACTCTCGTTGAGCTTGCGGAAAGAACAGGTGTTAGCAAATCCGCCTTGTCGAAAATCGAAACAGGTGAAAGTGTACCAAGAATAGACACCATAGTGCTTTTGGTAATTTTCTTCAAATGTGAACTTGCAGATTTGGTTGTAATTCACAAATAAATTCCTGTTTAGTGGAATTTTATTGCCAATATATTGGTCTTATTGTATTATTATGTGAAAAGGGAAAGGAATGGTCTAATATGAAGATAACGGACGAAGAGCTAGAAATGATTGAAAAGCTGAGATCCTTATCCCCTGACGGGTTAGAAAAGGCGCTAAACAAATTAGTTGAACTCGCCAAGGAACAAGGAGAGGATCTGAAGCAAAAACAAACAAAGGGTACATAGTTCTGAGCTGACTCATTTGAGTTGGCTTTTTTTATTTTACGTATTTATTTTTAAAATCATCAATCGCTGCTTGATATTTGCTATCCGCACATGACACACCACTGAATGAATATGTGCCGTCCGCTTGTTTTTCACTTTTCGTAGCAAAAACTACTTTGTTATCGCAGAAGACCCACCAATCTATATAATTTGGAGCACCATATTCACCAACCATACCATCGCAAATGCCAGAACTCGTTGTTTCAAATCGTTGCACATTATTGTCTGCTGTATCGTTTGGGAGACTTACGTTGAATTGAATGCTATTTGAACCATTTGAATACGCCTTTACGTAAGTTCCATCGTCAGTTGAATAATCACCTAAAAACTCCATATCATTTGTTTCTGTAACTGATGAAGTCTCAGCTGCTGTAATTTCTGCTGTAGTTGTGACAGTAGTAGTTGTTGTTGACTCTGCGGTGATAGCTGTCGTCGTAGTAGTTTCGGTTGCAGTTGACGTTGTCGTACTGTTATTATTCTCGCCACTATCACTGCAAGCTGTCATACTTAACGCCATTGTAAGTGCAACTACCCCTGTTATAATTTTTTTCATAATATCTCCTCCTAATTTTTTAATTAATTGCTATTCCGATAGCAATAGTTGCTATACAGCCTACTATAAGTAGCACTATTGCAGCAATTTGCTCATTTTTATTCTTGCGAAGATCACGTTTGTAAACATATTCTTCGTAATTTGCCCCGTCTTCTCTGATGTGCCTTTCCTGCACTTTTAAAATTACCATTGTCAACGCAAACGCCGCAACAATGATAAGCAACACAAGTATTGTTTGGAGCATAACTACACCTCCCATTTAAAGTGAATTTAAAAACTTCTTGAAAATTTCCTTTTTCTCGTCTGAAAGACTTCTGATTAATTCAATAATTTTTATTTCCTCTGCGGACAGCTCAATGCCTGCAGAGGTTTTTTCTTTGCCTGTTAAAAGATAATCGGCAGAAACGCCAAAGTAATTAGCAATTAACTGTAGTGTTTCTGCATTAGGTACACTGCCACGCTTTTCCCAATTGACAAAAGAGTTTTTACTAAGCTTTAAATCTGTAAGCATTTTGTTCTTGCTTATTCCCTTTTCGTGAAGCAATTCTGTTAATGTACTTATAAATTCATTCATTTTTATGACCGCCTTGTAAATTATGTAACAAATGAACAAATATATCGGTCTTATTTTGTAATATACGCCAATATTTCATCAAATGATGAAATAAGCCTTGACATTCCTCAATTGATGAAATATAATAAGTTTGTAAAAGAAATTATACAAAAAAGACAGCACAAAACCAAGCCATATTGAAAGTCCCAATTTTCAAAATAGCTCGTTTATATTATATTTGGTCGCACTTATATAATAGCTCAATTTGCCTTGTTTGTCAAGGTTCTTTTACAAAATTTATGTGTTTTGGAGGTGAACAAAGTTTGAAAATTAACAGCATTGAGTATGTGTTGGCAAGATACTTTGAGAAAGATTTCTTAATTGCAATGAGGGATATCCCTATCATTGTTTCGGGCAAGCAAGGCGCAACTGGTAAAACAACGGTGTGCAATATTCTAAAGAAGCATGGATACACCGCTTTTGAAGAATGGCAGCTTAAAAACCCTGAAACTGACGAACAGAAAGCTCTTGCTAACAGGTTGAAAGATGAAAATGAAATCTTCATTTTGTTAAAACTCAACAAGCCAATATCGGAGGTGATAAAGTGAACTATCAGAATTTCGTTGCAAAAGTCTATGCAGAACTTAAGCTCCGCCGCATGACGAGAAAGGATCTCGCTAAACTGACAGGTTACAGCGAGAACACAATAAACGTGTTCATGAGTAACACAGATAGCCGAGATCGCTCAGATAACGTGGCGAAAGCTATTTCAGCGGCTCTACACATAGAGCTTTAGAGAGGAGAGGGAGAACAATGTACGGCAAGCTTATTGTCCACTATTGTCAGGACAAGCACATAACTTACAAGGAATTTGCTAAGCTGTGTGGCGTAAACGTGAGAAGTATTTATCGTTGGATAAACGGCTCAACGATAAAGGACAAGGCAACGGAACTCAAGCTTTGTGAACTTCTCGGTGTTGAGATACCACAAGCAAAAGAAATCTTTGACGACACATCAGACACATTTTATATCTTCCCTGAGGAAAAGCAACCGACAAAGGTCATTCAGATCGGTGAAGATTATTACACAATGCTCCGTGAACTTGCATTCAAAAGCAAAACGTCACTGAGATATGTTGCGGAAATGTGCATTGACTTTGCTGCGGCAAGATACAGAGGGTGATGTTAAATGCCAGCAAAGAAAATAACAGCAGATGATGTGATGTCACGAGTGTTTAAATCTGCAAGAGCCGAGAAAGGTCTCACGCAAGAAAAGGCAGCCAAACGTGCAGGTATTACGCAGTCAGCGTTAAGCCAGCGAGAAAAGCAGTTTGGCTCAATGCAAGTAAATGAAATCTACTTGTATTGCAAAATCATAGGAATAGACCCTGCCGAAGTTTTCGACAGGTATTGTAAAGAAAGGAGTGTAAAGAAATGAATAACATGATAGCAACGTTAGAGATCGTCAGATTCGTGGCTGCAATAGCGTTATGTACGGTGCTATTTGCATTGGCAATCTACGGACTGTATCGAAATATAAAAGAAACCGCAGAAGACACAGTTCGTGAGGAGCTGGAGCAGGCGATCAAGGAAGCTTCAAAACCTGTGGTCAAGGTCGAGATTTCCACAAAAGGTAGGTGGTAAAATGGCGGATAGTACATTCATAGCCTGCATAATAGGCGCAACAATCGTGATACTGACAGTTTTCTATGCCGTGATACTGTTCATAGCATGTATCATAGACCAGCACAAATGGGAACAGAAACGTAGTAGCTGTGATGATGACAGTCACGATGAAAAAAGCGACGGCAGAGTTTAGATTTGCAACGCAACGGATTTGCTATGAATGGCATTGGCTACGGCAAAGCGAACCTGTGAACGGCTACGAAATGCGAAGGTGTTGATTTGGACAGCAAAGCAACGGCCTAGCGTCGATAAGCAACGAATTGCAAGGGCACCGCACAGCCACGCAAAGGCCTGGCAAAATATTGCGTAGCTAGGGCTAGGTATGTACAGCACCGTTTTGATAGGCAAAGGCGAAGCTAAACTGAGTTTCGATAAGCAAAGGTTAGGCGAAGTTTTGACACGCAACGAGAGGCAAAGGCATAGCAGGGCGCAGATTGGCGGGGTTATGCAAAGAAATGGCATTGATTGGCTAAGGCATTGAACAGCATAGCGACGCAAGGGCATAGCAGTGATTAGCAAAGGAACTGCAGTGACTAGCAAAGGCGTAGTTTGGCACAGTATGGCATCGAAAAGCAAGGGAAAAAAATAAATTTAACATTTAACGGAGGTCAAAAACATGAAAAAAATCAAAGTGAAACTGACGTTCACAGAGGAAATTCTGGGAACAGCAAACGCAACAACCACAATCCACGATGAGTACATCGCATCGAAAGCCCCTGACGCAAAGAGCCGTGAGGAAGAGATAGCCGCACTTGGTGTAGCGGAAGTGGTCGAAAAATCTATGACGGTATTCCCGACACTGGAAGACGGCACGCCGTTTCTATGGGACTATCAGGTCAAGGGATTTTTCAAGGACGCTTGTGGAGTGTTAAAAAAGGTATCAGGCACCGCAAGTTCAAAAATCAAGGCGTACAAGAAAGAAATCGACGGACTGGTTTTCGTCGAGGAACGAAAAATCCCATACGAATTCAAGTGCGGTATGGGTGAATGCCAGAGACCATTGAGGGCAAGCACACCGCAGGGCGAACGTGTTGCACTGGCACACTCTGAGACAGTGCCTGCAGGAGCAACAGTTGAGTTTACTATCGATATTCTAAAAGACGATATGGAAACAGCCGTAAGAGAGTGGCTAGACTACGGCAAGTTGAGAGGTATCGGTCAGTGGCGTAACAGCGGCAAAGGTCGCTTTGAGTGGGAGGAAATCGAGAATGGGGAAAAAATATGAACTGACAACGGACACCAAAATACGTTTCGGCAGAAAACTATTCCGTATAAAAGCGTTGGTATCGTTTGGAAATGTCAAAGCTGGTGAATTGGGCGGATACGTTGAAGACGAAAAGAACCTAAGTCAGAACGGCGACGCTTGGGTCTGCGACAACGCTGAGGTCTGCGACAACGCTAGGGTCTGCGACAACGCTTGGGTCTGCGACAACGCTAGGGTCTACGACAACGCTTGGGTCTGCGGCAACGCTTGGGTCTGCGGCAACGCTTGGGTCTACGACAACGCTGAGGTCTGCGACAACGCTAGGGTCTGCGACACCGCTATGGTTTTCGGCGACGCAAAAGTTTTCAATAACGCTGAAATATATGGTAATGCAAATGTATATGATGATGCTAATGTGTTCGACAACGCTGAGGTCTGCGACAACGCTGAGGTCTACGACAACGCTTGGGTCTGCGGCAACGCTTGGGTCTGCGGCAACGCTGATTATGTTTGTGCCAAGGGGCTTGGCTCTGCTTGCCGAAGCACTACATTTTTTAAATGCAAAAATGGTGATATTGGCGTTGCGTGTGGTTGCTTCAACGGAAATCTTGAAGAATTCGCCAAGAAAGTAAAAGATACTCACGGAGATAGCAAATACGCTAAGGAGTATCTTGCAATGATAGAAGTTGTGAAGATACACTTTGAATGGGAGGATAACGATGATAACGAAAGAGGAGTTTGAAAAGGCGGTGGAGTTTTGCACTAATGCAGATGAGAACTGTGCACACTGTCCTCTTAGCAAAAAAAATTTTACATGCGGCAGATATCTTACCCGCTACATAAAAGAAACTGAGCCTGCACTGTCTGCCAACAGCACAAGCTCGGAGGTATCAAAAGATACCGATAACATACACTTTGATAATAGCGTAAAAACGCAGATTTGTCAAGAAGCTCAAAAGGCTTACAAGGCTTGCGAGCTGATACTGGACATTTACGAACGTATGGAAGATGAAGAACAGAAAGCCTTTGACATGGGACAGTCATATCGGGCAATGCTTGAGGTGAAAGAGGAGCTTACGAGGATAGGAAACGGCGGTGACGGCAATGGATAAGAAATTCACGGACGAGGAAATTGTAAAGGCGGCGGAATGCTGTGTAGAAAATGACTGTGGGAATTGTCCCCTTTCCGGGACCGGTTGTAGACTCTTTTTTGCAGAGTACATAATCAATACCGCCAAACCAGCATTTGATTGGGACGGATTTATAGCTGGCAAGTTTAAAGTTCGTCTAAAGACACAGACAGATTATGACACGTTTATGCGAGAATGCGAACAGCGTGAACTAAATTGGGACCCAGAAAAACCTACGGAAGTTAATACTTGGCCGTATTATCGTGACAATACCTCAATATATTGCTGGCCAAAGAAGAAAAAATTATCATATGGCGATTGTTTATCTTCGCTAATCCCTGTTGTTGTATATTCTGATAAACAGACAGACTCACACGCAAAAGTCGGTCTAATTGGCAAGGAATTCAATAAGTTGCTGTTGGATATTGCTGGATTGCTTTCCACTATGGACAAACAATGTACAGCTGCATATAATGCGGGCATAAGTTGCCAGAAGTTAAAATCATTGATAAGGTCGGACGGTGAGCAAAGTGACTAACTACTCTTGCCTTGACTGCAAACACTTAAAAGGCTGTTTGGAGAGTAGCAGGCGTTATCCTTGCAGAGATTTTAAGCTGGCAGAACCAGCGTTATTGGAAAGAAGAGGGCGAAATGACAGCAATCGAAAAGTTGAACAGCATAATCACCAGCGTTGATACTCTTGCACAAATAGCCGATGATTGCAACTTCCCTGCCGTCAGAGCAATATACAATGCAACCGCAAGCGGACGTATTGAACTTTTCGCGCGCGAGGACGATTTCAAGGCACTTGCAGATGCAGTATATTCGCCACTGCACACTGTTACATCATACAATCACATCGGTGATGATGTATATAAAACAACTGAAATGTGGTTTTGCTACAAAGAACACACGTTCACAATGATAAGAGAGGAGAAATATAATGGATAACGAAATTATCGACATAAACCAGGCGGAAATCAGACAGATACCTACGCAGACACAGACACAGCTCGCATCGCATACTGACACGGGAATTATCTCAGATTTCCGCAAATATTTCAAAATGGCAAGCGAACTGTGCAAAGCGGACATCATACCGCAGGCGTACAAGGGTAAGGTCGCTGATACCGCAATAGCCATTGACATGGCTAATCGTATGGGAGTAAGCCCAATGATGGTCATGCAATCGATGTTCGTGGTCAAGGGCAAGCCAAGCTGGAGCGGGCAAGCTTGCCTGAGCTTTATCCGAGCAAAATTTACAGACGTAAAGGTGATTTACGTCGGCACAAAAGGTACTGACGACAGAGGCTGTTACGTCAAGGCAACTGACAAAGACGGCGATGTGCTTGAGGGAACGACAGTCACAATGGCTATGGCAAAAGCAGAGGGGTGGACTTCCAACTCTAAGTGGAGAAATATGCCCGAGCAGATGTTAGCATATCGTGCAGCATCATTTTTCGCAAGGGTTCACTGCCCGGAAACGCTTATGGGTGTGCAGGTCGAAGGCGAAGTTGAGGACTCTTCAAAGCCTGCAATGAGAGAAGTGGAGGATGTACTGTAAATGAAAACTACGAGAATTCATATAAAAAATCTGTTTGGCATTTCTGAAACAGAACTGGACGGACGCTCAATAGAAGTTACCGGCTCAAACGGCGTAGGTAAGACATCTATAATCGACAGCATAAAGTATGCTCTCACCAATGACAGTAGCCGTGATTACGTTATAAAGAATGGCGAAAACGAAGGTGAAATCTTCATTGAGACCGACACAGGTTTGACTATTGACCGCAAGAAGCGTGTCAATCAGGCAGACTACAAGAACATCAGACAGGACGGCAAACCTGTTCAAAGCCCCGAAGCATTTGTCAGAGAGCTGTTCACGCCATTGCAGATTGACCCTGTTAGGTTCACACAGATGTCAAGGCAGGAGCAGAACAGAATTATTCTTGACCTCATTGAGTTCGATTGGGACTTAAATTGGATAAAGGAGAAGTTTGGCGAAATTCCGCAAGGTGTTGATTATCAGCAGAACATCTTACAGGTTCTGAACGATATCCAGTCCGAAAAGGGCGTTTACTTCCAGACAAGGCAGGATATCAATAGAGAAATACGCAACAAAACAGCGTTTATATCTGATATCGCAAAGGATATCCCACAGTGCTTCCAGGCTGAAAAGTGGGAAGCATATGACCTATCCGAAGCCTATACGAAGATAACAAAGGCTCAGGAGTACAACTCTCGCATCGAGAGGGCGAAGCTCTTCAAAGATAGCTATGACAACAAGGTCAGAGGTTTCCAGGCTGAAATGGAAATAGCAGTAAGCAATCTGAAATCTGCTATCGCAGCAGAACGTGAGCAGCTGACTAGCGATATCGAACGCAAAAAAGCCGAAATCAAGGCGGCTGAGGACAAGCTCAATTCGCTTTCAGACAAGATAGCAGACAAGACTAAGATTTTTGAAAGCGAATACAGGGAGAAAGTCGCAAAGCTTGACAGCGACATCAAGGTAGCCGATGAATACACAGGCAAGCAGCTTGTTGACATATCTGCAATGCAAGCTGAGGTCAAGACAGCCGAGGAAATGAAGAAGCACCTCAACGAATACAAACGTATGAAATCAATGCAGAACGAACTTGAAACGCTTGAAGAACATTCTAAGGCACTCACATGCAAGATTGAGCTTGCAAGAGAGCTTCCAGGCGAGATACTTAAGACAGCAACAATACCTGTTAAGGGGTTGACCGTTAAAGACGGCATACCTCTCATAAATGGACTTCCCGTCAGCAATCTGTCAGAGGGTGAACAGTTACAGCTTTGCGTTGATGTTGCCCTCAGCAAGCCTAACAGCCTACAGATAATTCTGATTGACGGAGCTGAGAAGCTTTCCGAAAAGAATAGACTTGCACTTTATGAGAAGTGTAAAGAAAAGGGCTTGCAGTTTATCGCAACTCGCACAACGGACAGCGATGATCTGGAGGTGACATATCTGTGATACAACTGACAAGTGAAAATTACTTCTCCCAGCAGGCCAACCTTGAGTACATGAGCTGCTCACAGTTCAAGAGCTTCTGCGACTGTGAGGAAAGAACCCTTGCGGACATTGCAGGTGATTACAAGCGTGACAGTTCAACTGCTCTGCTCGTAGGCTCATACGTTGACGCTCACTTTGAGGGAACACTTGACGTTTTCAAGGCTCAGCACCCAGAGTTGTTTAAGCGTGACGGAACGCTTAAATCTGATTATGTACAGGCTGAGAGCATTATCCAGCGTGTGGAGAATGACGAGCTTTTTATGAAGTATATGGCAGGCGAAAAGCAGGTCATTATGACGGGTAAAATCGCAGATGTGCCATACAAGATAAAGATAGACAGCTATCACCCTGACAAGGCAATCGTTGACCTAAAGGTCGTCAAGGACTTTGAAAAGCTTTGGAATGATACAGAAAAACAGAGACAGAGCTTCATTCGATACTGGGGATATGACATTCAGGGAGCTATCTATCAGGAAATAGTTCGTCAGAATACAGGCAAAAAGTTGCCGTTCTTCATAGCCGCCGCCACAAAAGAAAAGCACACAGATTTTAATGTGTTCGCGGTTCCACAAGAATGGCTTGACGAAAAACTTGCGTTTGTCGAGGAACGCACACCGCACTTTGCAAGGTTGAAAACAGTCGAGGATCCAGCCGAAAGGTGTGAGAGGTGTGATTGGTGCAAGGACACCAAGATACTTGACAGAATAGTTGACGCAAGAGATTTGGAGGATACAAATGCTTAACAAAGTTATTTTAATGGGTAGAATTACCCAGGAGCTTGAACTCAAGCAAACAACAAACGGGGCAGCAGTGCTGTCATTTAACGTAGCCGTTGATAGAAACTACACCAAGCAGGGCGAAGAAAAACAGACGGATTTCATCACCTGCGTTGCGTGGAGAAAGACTGCCGAGTTTATCAATAACTATTTCGGCAAGGGTAGAATGATAGCCCTTGAGGGACAGCTAAGAAGCCGTACATACGATGATAAAAACGGCACAAAGCACTATGTGACAGAGGTTTATGTTGATAACGTTTCATTCACAGGTGAACCAAAGCAGGGCGGAAACAGTTCAGCTCCATCACAGAGCGCACCACAGCAGAATACACCGCCACAAAATGTATCTCCACAGCCTGCACCAAATCAGAATAGCTCACCTGCAACGCAGAGCCTTGGCATTGACGGATTTGAGGAAATATTCAATGGCGACGACGTGCCGTTCTGATGTGAAAACAATGCTAACTTTAAGAAACTATCAAAACAAAATTATTAATGAAGTAAGGAGGCTTATGAGTACAGGGCGAAAGCGCATTTGCGCAGTTGCGCCCTGTGGTTAGGCTCTGGCAAGACAGCCATATTCGCATATATGGCTGACAAGTCACAGGACAAGGGCAACACAGTGTGGTTTTTGGTACACAGAAAAGAACTGCTCGATCAAACCATAGCAACATTTGACCGCTTTGATATTCAGCGCAACACAATTCTTGTGGGCATGGTCGCCACACTTGCAAATGCTCTTGACAAGCACCCAGAACAGTACAAAGTGCCTGACTTCATTGTCATTGACGAGTGCCACCATATAACGGCTAGGACGTATCAGAGAATACTTGAACGCTTTCCAAAGGCATTCGTAGTTGGACTGACCGCAACGCCAAGCAGACTTGACGGCAAGCCACTTAAAGATTGCTTTGACGATATGGTGGTAGGCATTACCGCCAAAGAGCTTATTGCTCAGGGATATTTATCCCCTTATAGGTACTTCGCACCGAGCGTAGCTGACCTATCGGCACTCAAACGCAAGGGCAAGGACTTTGACCCACAGCAAGCAGCTGAGCTACTTTCCTCGAGAGCGGTGTTTGGCGATGTTATAGCGAACTATCGCAAATATGCCGACGGACTTCAAACGATATGCTATTGTTCTTCCGTTAAGCACTCTGAGAGCGTTGCAGAAGCGTTCAGAGCGGTTGGAATTAATGCCGTACACTTTGACGGCAATACACCTAAGAGCGAGCGAGAACGCATTACAGACGATTTCAGGGCAGGAAAAATAAAAATTCTTTGCAACGTTGATTTGATATCAGAGGGCTTCGATTGCCCTGACTGCGAGTGTTGCATACTGTTAAGACCGACAATGAGCTTAACGCTGTTTATCCAGCAAGCTATGCGGTGTATGCGCCCGAAAGAGGGCAAGACGGCAATAATTCTCGATCACGTCAACAACTACAAGCGACACGGCTTGCCTGATGATGACAGAGAGTGGAGCTTAAACAGCGTTCCGAAGCCTGAAAAGGAATATAACACAGACGGCACGCTACAGATACGGCAGTGTTCAAAATGCTTTGCTACATATAGACCAACGTCTGCAAAGAAATGTCCATATTGTGGAGCGGCTGAGGAACTGACAAGGCAGGAAATAAAAAATATCAAGCAGATAGAGCTTGAAGAAATAAAGGAAAGCAAGCGCAAAGAAGCAGATGACAAGGTCAAGGAATACAAATCCGCCAAGGATTGCAAGACGCTTCAAGAACTGTTTGCGTTTGCAAAAATGAGAGGATATAAGCCACAATGGGCATATGTCCAAGCAAAACAGAGAGGATGGTTTAAATGATGAGAGGTAGCCAGGCAATTGGTATTGACACCAATCCTGTAAATTTAATTGCAATTACGCTTGCTAATGCCAACGTAAATTCGCTCAAGGCAATTGATATTATCACAAGCGAGATCATAAAAGAAGCACACATCAATCAGTATGACGTTCCGTTCTGGATACTGGCATTTGAAATGCTTACCAATACATTCAAGGAAACACTGAGCGAAGATATGCTCAAGGTGTATGAAGAGGCTAAGGAACATTTCTCATACTCTGCTATTACTATGGGAGAGCCTAGAAATGAGTAAGTCAGAACACGAGATACAGAACGAAATCCGCCTTGCGTTATCTTCACAAGATAGCATTGTATTCAGAACAAACGCAGGCACATTCTATCAGGGGAAAATGGTTTACTCAAAAGAGTTTAAATCAATGGTGCTTCTCAGCCCTCGCAGGGTTGACGGACTTCCTAAAGGCTTTTCAGATTTGGTGTGCTTTACCAAAGGCGGAAAAACGGCATTCATAGAGTGTAAAAATGCCGACGGAAAACTGAGAGAAGAACAGAAAATATTTATTGACCGTATGCGTGACCTCGGCTTTGTTGCCGGGGTCGCAAGGTCCGCTGAGGAGGCGAAACTACTATGCCAACAACTGATGAAAGATTAAAGCAAATTGAAATCGTTGCTTTGAAAGAAGAGGGCGATTTGCCAGAAAATATGTCAATGTCGGAAAATATGTTTTATGAGGAAATGCACTGCTTGTACGCTAGATACAAAATGAGCTGTCTTGTAAGCAAGCTCCCCGCTGATATACAGAACAAAGTCCCTATCGTGACAAAAGATGAGGCTTCGGTATTAAAGAAGAAATACCTTGCAGGTGTTAAGAATATGCAGATGTGGGAAGATATCTTCAAGACAGAGATACACATTGCAAACGAGATAAACAAGGTCATTTCTCCCTCGTCCGAGCTGAGCGGAATGACGAAAGAACAGCTGCTTGACAAGACTATACGAATGATAGGCGTTATCCAGGGACTTATGAATGCTGATGACAGAATTCCGAAGTTTCTGGAAGGTCTAAGAGATGATCATAAGAAATGAGAACGAGAACAGGAAGATGCAAGAAAACAAGCAAGTGCATATATGCGACTGAAATATATGGTGAGAAGTGTTGCGGATATTTGCTTGCAACGGGTGAGAAAAGAAACTGCCCTCCCGATAACTGCAACAAGTTCAAGAGCATAAAACAGTTTGAAAGGAGATTTGATAGGTGAAATACTTAGATTTTCTGAAATCTAAAATGGCTATTGCTACCGACAGCGGTTTTGACGTTCCAGATAAGAAAATAAACACGGCACTCAAGCCCCACCAGCGTGACATTGTTAAGTGGGCTGTAAAAGGTGGCAAGCGTGCTGTGTTCGCCAAGTTCGGACTAGGCAAGTCAGTTATACAGCTGGAATGGTGTACACAGGTCATAGCTCATGAAGGTGGCAAAGCCCTAATAATATGCCCTCTGGGTGTTAAGCAGGAATTTGTTCATGACGCTGTTGAGATACTTGGCTATGACGCACCTACATATGTTAAAACCATGGCAGAGGTGAGGACGTGTTCAGCTGATATCATGATAACGAACTATGAGAGAGTCCGTGACGGAGATATTGATGTAAAGTATTTCACAGCTACTTCCCTTGACGAAGCGGCTGTATTGAGAAGTTTCGGCAGCAAAACCTATCAAGAATTTCTAAAGAAGTTCAACGGCGTTCCATGTAAGCTTGTGGCAACCGCGACACCTGACCCTAACAGATATAAGGAACTTATCCATTACGCTGGATATCTTGAAATCATGGACACAGGGCAGGCTCTGAAGCGCTTCTTTCAACGTGACAGCACAAAGGCTAACAACTTGACGTTGTACCCTCACAAGGAAGAAGAGTTTTGGCTGTGGGTAAGCTCATGGGCGGTATTTGTTTCAAAGCCGTCAGATGTCAACCCCACATATTCTGACGAGGGATATGATTTGCCTGAGCTAAAAATCAACTATCACAGGCTTGCAGTCAGAAAAGACGAGTTGTCGGTCGATAAGTTCGGTCAGAGTAAACTGTTCGATGAAGCTACTGCTAGCTTGCAGGACGAAGCGAAGATAAAGCGTGAAAGTATATCTCAGCGTGTTGCAGAAGCAGCTAAAATAATCGCTGAAAGTCCAGAAGATAGCTTTATTATCTGGCATGACCTTGAAGAAGAACGCCACGAGATAAAGCGACAGATACCAAATGTTGTTGATATCTATGGTTCTATGGATATCGACTTGCGAGAACGAAGAGTTATCGACTTTGCTAACGGCAAAATAAAGCTGTTTGCGACAAAGAAGATACTTTCCGGAAGTGGCTGTAACTTTCAGAAACATTGTCACAGGGCAATATTTATCGGTATCGACTACAAGTTTAATGACTTTATTCAGGCCGTTCACCGCATATATAGGTTTCTGCAAACTGATGAAGTGACAATCGATATAATTTACATGGACGAAGAAGACGAGATAAAAAAGCAGCTGCTTGACAAATGGAAACGTTTTGACTATCAATCTGAGAAAATGGCTGAGATAGTCCGCAAAAACGGCTTGTCAAGCGTTGACAACATCTCTGACAAAATGAAAAGAAGCATAGGAGTGAAAAGAGTGGTAGTAGAGGGCAATCACTACAAATACATAAACAATGACTGCATATGGGAACTTGAACAAATGCCTGACAACAGCGTTGACGAGATAGTAACTTCAATCCCATTCGGCAATCATTATGAGTACACGCCAAGCTACAATGACCTTGGACACAACGAGGATAATGACAGGTTCTTTGAGCAAATGGACTATTTGACGCCTAATCTGCTGAGAGTGCTGAAACCTGGCAGAGTAGTTTGCATACACGTTAAGGACAGAATTTTATTTGGCAATGCAACAGGCGACGGAATGCCGACTGTTGACCCGTTCAGCGACTTGACTGTTATGCACTACATGAAACACGGCTTCCGCTATATGGGCAGGATTACAATTACAACTGACGTTGTTCGTGAGAACAATCAGACATATCGCCTTGGCTGGACAGAACAGTGCAAGGACGGCTCGAAAATGGGAGTGGGTTGCCCAGAATATGTTCTGCTCTTTAGAAAGCTTCCTACAGATACAAGCAAGGCTTATGCAGACACGCCTGTTACAAAGAGCAAAGCTGATTACAGCAGAGGACGTTGGCAGATTGACGCTCACGCTTACTGGAGGTCCAGCGGTGATAGGCTCGTGACAAAGGACGAGCTAAAAGAAGTTTCGGTGAACAAGCTTCAAAAGGTATACACACAGTTTTCAAAGAACAATGTTTACAACTATGACGAACACGTTGCCCTGGCAGAAAAGCTTGACAAGGAAAACAAATTACCAGCGTCGTTTATGGTAATCGCCCCTGCGAGCTGGAACGATACAGTCTGGGACGATATCAACCGTATGAGGACGCTCAATGCTGAGCAGCGTAGACGTGATATGCAAATGCACGTTTGTCCTTTACAACTCGATATAATCGAACGCCTTATCACTAGGTACTCCAATGAGGGCGATGTTGTACTTGACCCATTCGGTGGAATAGGCTCAACTCCTATGACTGCAATTAAAATGGGCCGATATGGAATAGGCATTGAGCTTAACCCCGACTATTTCCGTGACGGCGTAGGATACTGCAAAGCGGAAGAAGATAAGATAGACGTACCAACGTTGTTTGATTTTATGGAGGTGGAATAAACGAATGAAACATCTCGGCGATATCACGCAGATAAACGGCTATACTGCAACGTCTGTTAATGTTATAATAGGCGGTTCGCCATGTCAAGACCTATCCGTAGCAGGCAAGAGAGCGGGCTTGCAGGGCGAACGTTCGGGGCTGTTTATGGAACAGATACGAATTATAAAAGAAATGAGGGATAATGATGAACGTCAAGGAAGAACAGGTGCTGACATCAGACCAAGATACATGGTGTGGGAAAACGTCCCAGGAGCTTTCAGTTCCAACAAGGGTGCAGACTTCGGAGCAGTCCTGCAAGAAACAGTCAAAGTCATCGAGCCGAAAGCCCCCGCTATTCCTGTCCCTCAAAAAGGCTGGCCAACAGCAGGATGCCTCACAGGAGATGATATGGGAAGAAAATGGAGCGTTGCGTGGCGAGTATTCGATGCACAGTTTTGGGGAGTACCCCAGCGTAGACGTAGAATCGCACTTGTCGCAGATTTTGGAGGCTTCACCGCACCCGAAATACTCTTTGAGCGCGAAAGCTTGCAACGGAATACTGACCCGTGCGGAACGTCGTGGAAAGCCGCTTACTCCCCTGCTGAAAGCAACTTTGCAGTATCAATCAATAACAGAGGTAGCTTTTATGGTGACAAAGCAGAAACTCTAAGAGCAGAGTCACACGGAGCATTACCTACTGCATATTGCATTCAAGGTAATTGCATTGACAGAGCCTTGACCGCAGGATGTAACGGCAAAGGTTGGACGGAAAACGTAAGCTACACGCTTAATACTGTTGACCGCCCTGCGGTAGTTCCGCTGCTTAACGATCAAGGCGGTTCTTCTCTGACCGGGAATGATGCCGCAACAGTCGCACCGACAATACGAGCGGAAATGCACGGAAATGTTCCTGCTGTTGTGTTTTCAGACGTCGCTAGTACTCTGCGTGCTGGAGCGGGTGCACCTAAGCACAATTCGGATGTTAAGGGTAGGTTGGTTTATGGTTTTAAAAGCCGCAACGGAGCGAAAGCACGCAGTATTGGTTTAGAAGAAGACAGAAGTCCTACGCTATCGAGTACATCACTTGATGAAACTGTATTCATTGCTCTTGAAAATCATCCGCAGGACAGCCGTGTTAAAATGGCTGAGAATAATATCGTGCAAACGCTTAACGGCAAAATGGGTACAGGAGGAGGTAACACTCCTATGGTATTTGCCATCGACCGAGCCGCCTATAATCAGGGAATCAATGCCAAGTATGATATCGGTATCGACGAGAACGGACCAGCTTACACAGTAGTTTCAAAAGGTCCTGGTGCTGTGTGCATCGGAAACGGGCAAACATCTCAACTTAAAGCCAGCGAAAAAGTTGATACATTGGACTGTATGCATGACCAGAAAGCCATTATAGAGCTATCAAACGGCATAGTACGCAGACTTACGCCCCTTGAGTGTGAGCGATTACAGGGCTATCCAGACGGATGGACGGCAATAGGCGAGATAGTCGGATACAATGTGTACACTGATGACGAGGGCAACGAATACAAAGACCCGATAAGAGAGTACACGGATGGCAACGGCAAGAGGAAGAAAGTAACCGATAGTGCACGTTATAAGGCACTAGGTAACAGCATATCAATCCCGAATTGGTTCTACGTTCTTCAAAAACTTACGCTTTATTGTGGGGCTGATACCACAATGGCTAGCCTATTCGACGGCATCGGCGGATTTCCGTTGATATGGGAAACACTTAACGGAAAAGGTTCTTGCGTGTGGGCATCGGAGATTGAAGAATTTCCAATCGCCGTTACAAAATTCAGATTTAATACATAAAAAACCGCCCCGTAGGGCGGCATAAGATTATATTTGACGGTGTTTTTTAAAAAATGTGTAAAAGCCAACGGCAATCGATACTATGAGCAGACCGCCAAGGACAGGGACGGAATCAACGAGTTTCACAAAGGCAAATGCAAAAATCTTAATCGCTGACCGCAAGGACTGCAGCAGTTGTAACATTTTATCACTCCTTTCTTTAAAATTTTATACATTATAACACCGCAGGATATGATTGTCAATGGGCATAACAAATAAAACGCAGGACTTTCACACATCGAACACAAAAGGAGGAACATATGAGTAAAATAAAAATATTTGATGACTGGGTATGGACACTTACCCCTCGTTCTTGTGACGTCGGCATCGCCATCAGTGTGCGTTACGTCTTTCCGTCAGGAGAGTTGGGCGACAGCCATGCGAACAACACTCGCGGAGTCGCCCCCCTTTGCCTGTTTAACCTCAACTATCTTTCATCGTGCCGACAGGCACACATAATCACACATAAGCGAGGTAATTCCATATGACCAGCAGAAAAATCAGAGACTACCAGCGAAACCGCAAACTCAAAGGCATTGTTGACGCAAACTTCAAGACCTTTGCGACTGTGGCAATTGCTCTCAAACACCTGTTTCCACACGACTGGTACAACAAAACCATAACCGACTTTACAACATCATATGCCGAGTTTACAAAACATATGAACGACTATGATGCAGAAGCATACGATTTCCGCGTTGAAGATTTTTGCCGCAAGCTGAACATCAGCGACAGCGACACCTACGATATTATTTTCAGGCTTAACGGCAAGCTCCCTGCTGAAATTTTTCTAGCGTTACAAAACAACTTGAAGTGTATGCTGATACATTTGCGCTTGAATTGCAGCATCGGCTCACAGAGATATGCAAAACTAATTGCATATCTCAAATCAGATGCCAAGATATGCGGACAAGCAGATCTTACAGCACTCGGCTTATCGTTTGACGATGACATTGACTATCGTAAACTCAAATCCAAAACCGAGCAACCGACTTATTCTGACGGAATTAAAGCTCAGCAAATACTGAAAGCACTGAAAGCATACCAAGACGAGGTGATTAAATGTCAGCAACAGCTTTCGAGCAAATCAAAGAGCGACTTACCTGCGTCGAGTACGCACGCAGGATAGGTCTTGCAATAAACAAACCAGGTGACAGATGTGTATCCCCTTTGCGGTCCTCAGCAAACAACAAGTCATCGTTCGTTGTCTACGACGATTATTACTATGACCATGGAGACTCCAAGGGCGGTGACGTTATCGACTTCTGCGCCAACTGTGAGTTCAACGGGAACCGATCAGAGGCACTCCATAAACTCGCAGATCTCACAGGAGTAACCCTCAACTATCAGACGGACAATTGGAAATCCGCACTTGATTCTCGTACAAAACTCGTTGAGAAGTGGCACTCTCAGCTGCGCCCCGAGGATATCGACTATCTGCATGGCCGTAACATTAACGATCAGACCATTAACCGCCTGAAAATCGGCTACACAGGCGAGGGCTATCGCGTAGAACTCCCCGACCAAATAGCTGAACACTATGCTGCTAATCGTATATGTATCCCCTATTTCAAGAACGGATATATAGCTTCCTGGAACGCTCGTGCAACGTCAGATAAGCAGAAGGTCAAGTATCTCAAGCCACCAGCTTCAGACAACTCTGACCGAGCTGTCATCTGGGGTATGCACACACTCAATCGCACGTCGAGCAACCTCCCTCTCGTTATCTGTGAGGGAGCGTTTGACGCTTTAAGCTATGAGCAGGAAAACTATCCGATACTAGCGACTATGGGCGGAGCTTTCAGCAAATCTAATCGCGAACAGCTTCCTGTGGTAATTTCAGCCGCTAAGCAGTTTCCATACGTCCTGCTTAGTTTCGACACCGACGAGCCTGGCAGAAAATTCACTCTTAAACTTGGCAAGCAACTATTCTCACACCGCATACCTTTCAAGGTAGCGGCTATCCCACCTGCATTCAAGGACGTGTCTGAATATTACTCGCACGGCTATCCACTTGCAGATCTCGTTGACAATGCCGCCCCAGGTGTCAACGAACTTGCCAAGCGACTTACGGACCGCGAGGAACTCAAGCAGTTCTGCCACGAAGCCGCACGCTGGGTAGCCAAGCCTGAACTGTCAGACTTATTCTCAGCTATCCGTGAGAACATCTCGATATACCGCCCTGAGATGTCAAGCGACTATCTCAACGAGCTACGCAAGTCCTGCTTCGCATCCCCTAACGAGGATATCATAGCCAAATACGTTGCCAAGCGACATAATCTCAGATACCTTGCCAACGTAGGTTTCTACGAATATTCGCATGGCTACTGGCAAGCTCTCGATGATGATGTCATCGGCGGCTACATATCCCGTGAGCTGGGCTCATATCGCACAGGCAGCAAGCTCACATCAATTACGAAGCTTCTCCGCACCGACTGTATCACGCAGGAACAGTTTAATAAGCAACCTCTCCTGAGCTTCATCAACGGCACGCTAGACCTCAGAGACCTCACATTCCGTGAGCACTCCCCGTCTGATATGCTCACGGTACAGTTCAATTTTCCATACGTCCCCGGTACAACGTCTGAACGCTGGAACAAATTCATATACGATGTTTCAGCCGGTGACGCCAAACGTATGTCCCTCTTGCAGGAGATAGCGGGATATATTCTCTACACAGATTGTTCCTTGCAGTCATGTGCTTTTCTTCTCGGCGAGGGCTCAAATGGTAAGTCAGTGTATATTGAAACCCTGCAATCCATTTTCCCGAAAGATGCTCAAACGACTTTCGAGCTGTCAGGCCTTGTTGAGGACTTCAAGCGAATTAAGTTGATGAACTCTCTCGTCAACTTTGGCGAGGAAACCAACACGGACGTTAAGGGCGCAGAGTCCGTTTTCAAGCAAGTCGTTGCAGGTGGTGCGATCTCAGGCTGTTTCAAGCATAAGGACTTTGTGGACTTTATTCCACGAACAAAATTTATCTTTGCGTGCAACAATATTCCGCACTTCAAGGACTTCTCATATGGTTTGGAACGCCGTATGCTGTTCGTTAAATTCTCACGTCGCTTTGTGGACGAACCAGACCCGAGCAAGCCGAACGAAATGAAAGCTGACCGCACTCTCAAGGACAAGCTCCTCGCGGACAAGCCTGCGATTTTCAATTGGATACTCGAAGGCTATAACCGCCTCAGACAAACCAGCGCATTCACTGTAACGGACGACTCTGAGGACCTCAAACAATCCTTCCGTGAGGTTATCAACCCTGTTTCGGAGTTTGTTTCCGAAGAGCCGTATGCTGAGTATTTTAATGATGAAAACACCGACTATATCAGCAACACAAAGCTGTATCAATTCTATCGCATATGGTGTGAAGAAACAGGACATCACGCCAAAGCACTTTCGTCATTCAGCAGAGAATTCAAACGACTTACCGAAGATAAGTTAATTGCCGTGCGCAGAACGAAAGAGCGAGGCTATCAGCTCAAGGATTCTCAGCAGAAAATCAGCATCTTTAATGGTGACGGCTTTGATGAACTTCTCTGACCGCCCATGACAGCCGCCTATGACAGATGTATCTGCGCAATCCGACATGTTATCCGTCATAATCCGTCATGGGTTCTCGCTTGTTAACAATTAATTCACAAAACGCACGTTTGTTCTGACTCATGACAGATATAAAACCACATCTGTCATGGGTAATCCGTCATCTGTCATAGCCCCTATATTCCTAGCTTTGCGGGGTGCTTATGACAGCATGACAGATACTTTTAACAAAGTACAAATATTAATAAATATAAATACATATAGAAAAAACGAAATTTTGTCATAAAGTCATGTCATTCCGTCATATCCGTCATAAGGAGGTTTTATAATGTCCAATTACGCCGATTATCTCAGCTGCATTTCAGACCCGCATATCTATGCTGTGATGAAATGTATTTACGTTCAAAAGCTCACGCAGGAACAAACTGCTGAGCGACTTTGTATCTCACCTTCGACTGTCTATCGCGTTCACAAGGTAGGCTGTCGCACAATCAATGAAATTATCCAAGGAGGTGTTCAGAATGGCAAATGATGTTGTAAAAGGCAGAGGCGGTAAAAATAACTTCGGTGTTTCAAATAAAACTGCTCTTGCAAAAGATAGCGCTTTTGTCGGTAAGCTGGTCAACGAAGTTTACGTTGCTTACAAACAGCCAAAAGTAAAGTCAAATGCAGAACTTGCAGATAGACTCGATAAGTATTTTAAACACTGTGCTGAAAATAATATCGTTCCTACCGTTGAGGAAATGTGCCTGTTCACTGGCTACTCAATCCAGACTGTCTGGGATTGGGAAAAAGGCAGAACACACCCGTTTGACGAGGGGGAGTTGAACGTTTCGACGTCAGAAATCATAAAAAACGCCAAGAGTTTTATGCGTGCATTTGACGCAAAATTGGTGCAGGCAGGCAAGCTAAATCCTGTGACTTACATCTTCCGCGCAAAGAACTACTACGGGATGACCGACAAGCAGGAAGTTGAGGTCACAAAGACCAATCAGCTTGGCGACAATCTGACCGACGATGAGCTGGCAAAGAAGCTCATGAAAGAAACTGAGGTCATAGACGTTGAAGCTTCTGAAGCTGAGGAATAGCAAGCGACTATGCCGAGCGACTATCACTCACGCACTGAGCGACTATCAAGCGACTATGAAACGCACACAGAAACGTAAAAATTTTCACACGCAATAGTCGAAATAAATATGAATAGAAAATCGGTAAGAAAACAGCTGAAAATACGCCGCCTGAGGGGTTGACCTTTGGGCGGCGGTGATTTTATCGAAAAATCATGCACGTGCCACAAGACAGCTAACAAGCCCCGTATGCCGTTTCAACGTTTAGAGTGATGTTTTATAGGTGACGTGCTAGAACGTCATAGGACGCACGCTAGGGGCATTGTAGAACGTCATAGCAATAACAATACTGTGAAGATATCACCGCTAGGCCGTCCAGCACGTCGCAAGAGCCGTCGGACAGCGTTGAGCGGTAAAGACATAGGGATATGATATCGGACCGCATAGGCGGGCGAATAGGTGGCAAGGGACGGAACAGAACAACAACGCCCGTCCCACGATTAGCGGAGCAGGCAAAAAAAAGAAGCCCACCAAAGCCGGAGCCTTGGCGGGTAAAAATATAGGGGGCTGATACCGTCAACCCCCCTAGAACGATTATTTATAACGCTTTGCCGTTCTGATAACCACCAGAACGGGGAGCAGAAACAGAGCTATTATTAGCATGCGGTCACCGCCTCGCCCTGGTGTGTGATGCCCATTTCGCGCATACGAATGCATTCGGCAACCAGTTCATTGATATTGTCTTGCGTCCATTCACGCAGATAATCAAAATTAATAATGCGTCTGTGGCCGTCATCTGATAGTTTGTGTGTAACGTTGTACAGTCCCCAACAGTTGCCGTTGATATCATAGTAGTATGTTTCAACGGCGATATGTGTTGGCAGCATGGTTTTTATAAATCCTGCCTTGCGCCATACCCGCATCATGTCATGCGGGTTGTTTAAATCGTGGTCACATCGTGTGACCTCAACGGCGAAACGATCTCCGACGCGGTATAAAATCCGGCGATCATCGACGATTGTTTCAACGTCGGTGACAAATTGCATATAGTGATTTATGATCTGCTGTTCAATTTCTGTTCTTTTCATGGTGTTATACCTCCTGCTATTCATTAATCGTGTAGCTGTATGGCTTGCCGTCTTCGGCTCTGCGTGCGGCACATATCGGGTTGCCGTGCATATCCGTTATTAACACGCTGTCTCCGCCGAGGTTCTGCAGGTGTTTCGCTGCGTTTCTGCTGGTGCTGATGATCGTGTTTCTGTAACCGTAGTGTACTAGATAGTTTTTCATGTTTTACCTCCTGCCCTGTGGGCTGTCTTGCTGTGGGTTTTGTTTCTGTTATTATAATATCAGATATTTCTGATATTGTCAACCCTTTTTAATCAATTTTTTCTGATATTTTTTAACTTTGTTGAATGTGTACAAAAAATCAAAAGATATTGCACACATTTGTACAAACAAGATCATGATAAACGGCCGCTATTATTATATATACCTTTATAAACGAAAAAAAGACCCACCCTCGGGGGTCTTGCAGGACGGACCCACCCCCTTCACTCAACCCCCCGACTAGAAAAAAATATAAAAAAGGGGTTGACACAAACAGATATATCTGATATAATATAAGCAACAAAGTAACGGAGGTAGTAACAATGAACATTTGCAAAATAATCGCCAGCGTCATGGCAGACACGAAGACGACGCAGAAATCACTATTGCTCAAAATCAATGCACTTGCCGGCAAGCAGGTGATAAAGTCACAATCAGTTATTTCCGAAAGGTTAAAAAACAAGAACATTGGCGTTGATAAAGCATTTGAAATGTTAGACGCAATGGGCTATGAAATAATCATACAGCCAAAAAGCACGCGTGGCAAAAGAGCAACGGGATCATATGTGATAACAAAAGAGGACGAGCAGGAAGAAGAATAATGAATAGAAAAGCAGCAGGTCAGGCAGGGTGAACAGCAGGAAACATAAAGGGTGATGTGCAATGGTATACGGATATGCAAGAGTCAGCTCCGTAGGACAGATAGACGGAAACAGCTTTGAGGACCAAGAGAAGCTTATAAAAAGCAACTATCCAAATGCAGAAATACATCTGGAACAGGGCTCAGGTGCAAAAGAGCGTAAAGTGATGAATGAAATAATGGATAAGGCGGTTTCAGGTGACACGATAGTAGTTACAAAGCTTGACCGCTTCTGCCGGTCAACAGCGTTAGGCTTGGAGTATATCGAACGCATGAGAGCGAAAGGTGTCAAGATACACATTCTCAACATGGGTCTGATAGAAAACACACCAATAGGCAAACTAATTATCACAAACCTATTGGCATTTGCCGAGTTTGAGAGAGCAATGATACTTGAACGAACGCAATCAGGCAAAGCTATTGCACGTCAAAAAGAGGGCTACCAGGAAGGCAGACCGAAAACTGTAAACATACCCGAGGAGGTAAAGCAAAAGGTCGATAGCGGTGAAATGACAGTAGCCGCCGCCTGCCGAGAGCTTGGCATAAGCCGTTCAACGTGGTATAATGAAATGAGAGCGACAAGATAAGAGCAGAACGATAACAGCAGAACGATAATAAAAAGATAGAGCGTGCCAAGTGCCGAGTGCCAAGTGCCACATAGCTGACGATGAAAGGAGGCTAGTTGTGTGGCACTATTTTTATGCCATGCAGAAAAAGTATGATAGATCTGACAGTAGTAGGCAACAGAGCATTAAGCAAAGAAGATATGTTTAAGCTTGCTCAAAAGCAGGCAAATGGTGAGTTGAAAACAGAACAGCTCCTGCTTGAAACGTTGAAAGTTCAGGACGAAAAGAAGAAACCGATGATAAAGGCGGCAAAGCATAGCTATGAGAACGCAATGAGAAAAACAAGTGAACTTGCAAAAGCAGGCAAAGCAAAACTCGCAAAAGAGTGGTATGACCTGGCTCACAAATTCGTACTGTGGGCAGGCGACAGCGATTTTGATGCATATATGCTGGCTTCCGAATGGAACAGAGAACCAAGCGCTAAGTTCTGGGCACCAAGGAGAGCTGTTCTTGAGGGCAAGCACAAGCTGGCAACGCAGATACAAGAGTTCATAGACGATGAGGACGCCCTGTTTCTGAGCTTGAGCACGCCCCCAGGTGCAGGCAAGAGCACGCTTATAAAGTTCCTGCTGTCATACATTGCAGGGTTGTTTCCGCAGTCTGCGAACATATACACGTCATACTCAGACGGAATGTCGAAAATGATGTATGACAGTGTGGTATCAATGCTAACGGACACAAGCGAATATGGGCACAACGATATTTTCGACAATGGTATGCCTACATTGAGTGCAGAGTACAACACGATATCATACAGGAAGAAAGGCGACTTCCCTACTATCGGAGTTATCTCCCTGGGCGGTTCGGTAACAGGTCGAACGAGAGCAAATAAGTTCATGATAACAGATGACCTCGTAAAAAATGCGGAAGTGGCAAGAAACCCGCAAAGGCTTGAAACGCTGTGGCAGGATTACAGAGATACGCTGACAACCCGACAGATAGGCGATAATGTAAAGCAAATAATGCTCGGTACGATATGGAGTTTGCATGACCCTATCAGCCGAATGCGAACTGATCATGAGGGAGATCCGCGATATAGATTTATTGCGATACCCGTATGTGATGATAACGGCCATAGTAATTTCAATTACAACTGTGCGGACAGATACACAGATAAAAAAATACGTGACATAAAAACAGCGATAGATAATGTCACATTTAGTTGCCTGTATATGCAGCAACCTATGGAACGTGAAGGTCTGCTCTTCCATAAGGACGAAATGAACTGGTATAACGGAACACTGCCTGACGGCTCTGCAAGAAGAATAGCTGTGTGTGACGTAGCATGGGGCGGTGACTATCTGGCAATGCCAATAGGATATCTGTATGAAGACGGAAGTTTATTTTTGCAAGACGTGGTGTTCAGCAAGGGCGATAAAAAAATCACACAGCCAATGGTTGTGGCAAAGAGCATACAGCATCAGATACATCAAGAGAGGTTTGAAGGTAATAACGGCGGAGATGAATATGCGAATGAGATAGATAAACAGCTGAGAGCACAGAACGTCCACATAAATATCAGCAGTAAACGTGCGTCGACAACGCAGAGCAAGCTCAGCCGAATATTGCAGTATGCGCCAGATATAAAGCAGGTGTATTATCGCAACGATAACGGCAGAGGTGAGATGTACGATAAATTTCTTGAAAATCTGTTTGCATTTAATCAGAGCGGTAAAAACGCACATGATGACGCCCCTGACAGCATGGCACAGCTGTGTGCGTTTGCAACAAATGGCGTAGGTGCAAGTGTGGAGATTATCAAGAGGATTATATAGGGGGACTTAAATAAGGGAAACTTAAAGGCAGACGTTGAAAAAAATAGTGCATATTGCACAAAAATGTTGAAAAATATTTTACATAGTGTGAAGTGGAAAAAGTTGAAAAGTAGTATTATAATTAGCTTGTCAGGAGGGATAGATAATGGATAATAGGCGCATACATAATAGGCGCATAGATGTATATTGTCCGAGCTGTGCGGCGGCAGGCATAAAGCGAAAGCTTATGGAAGTCGATAATGACGCAAAGGGCATTATCTATCCATACTGCAAGGGCTGCAAGAAAAACGTTGCAGTTAAATTGCCCATAAGTGCTGAAAAGCACCTCCGTTAAGTTAATTTACGGGGCGAAAGCCCCGTATGCTCCGCAAAGTCAGGGTGGGTGCAATTCCCACACGGAACACCAAGCCTGTTATAAGTCTGTCGGCCGAGGTCGGCAACGAATAACTTAAAAATCACACATTGGTGGCTGTGTGTCGCTGGGTAGAATAGCCTAGGGTACTTTTTTACAATGAATTTATTTTCCTTAAAGCTAAATTCATTTCGTTCGCTGGAACGAAATCCAGCCCAACGGGTTAATGCTTAATCCCGTATCAAAAGGCATATCATTCCTTTACTCTGCCAACACTGATGAGTGTTCGGGCAGGATTGCAAAGCTGTATTGCAACAGGTACAGCTTTGAATTTGCAGGTTGAGAGTTCACGAGCTTAAAGCCTGCACCAGTGAAACTACTCCGCATAGTCATGAATATGTGTTGCTGTAAGTGTAATCGGAGTTAATGGCTTACAGGACAGCCTGACGTTAACGGGACCTAGCCGCAAGGGCTGAGCAGGCGGCGGCAAAAAATGCAGGTTGAGAGCGTGCCAGCTTGATATCTGCTCCATTTGGCAACTGCTACCCTCACCCACAAAGCAGTTGCCATGCAAGCTTGTCCAGGCTTGATCTCCTTTCTGTTTTTACAGCGGCGGTAACACGCCGCACATGTCGGCTGACAGTGTGAGCCTGAAAGTCGGCACCATAAGAAACTTTACAACAAAATAACAAATTTTATTTACCTGAGTGCATAACGGGCTGACAACTCGCTCAGAAATTGACAACCGGAGGCGTCTTGTGTGTACGGATACGTTCGCAAGGGGGCTTATTAATAGCTGTGAGGCTATCAATGGAGAGAGCATTCTCAATCGAAGTCGGTTGTGCACATAAAATGTATAGTCAAAGGCTTTGCAAACTTGCCGTCAGAATAATAGACGGTCTCTGTGAGACAATAAGCCCATAAGCTGTGAGCTGGTGCTTGCAAGCCAATGTGGGTAATACCAAAACAATCTGATAATCACGTTGAAATAAGGCAAGAAGCAAGAAAGAGTAGCATAAATCGTGAAACAAAATTTTGCTGAAAGTCATGTGAAATTTGCGGGCATTAATCTCGCGTAGGATACAAACGGGTAAGAAGCTTGTGGGTCGCTCCTGCAAGCTCAGCCTTATCCGCCTAGTGGCTGAATATGATTAGAATTTTATGTGTAAAGCGAAAGCTTGAATAGAATTTGTTGTTTTGTTGTAAAGAGAATATTAAGTTTAAGTGCCAAGTGTTTAATTACCAAGTGCCTATTAGTTATCTGAAAAAAGATAGCTGATAGGCACTTTTTTGTTGCACGGAGGTGAAACAATACGGAGTTACACGGCAGACGAAAAATCTTTCTGAATGAAAGAGATATTACAGAAGAAAACATTATTGAAATAGTTCGGAGAGCGGTCGCAACTCACGAATTGAACCGAGAAGAAATTGAGTATCTCCACAACTATCTACGTGGTAAGCAACCAATTTTAAATCGTGTCAAAGAGGTTAGGCCTGAGATTAATAACAAGATTGTTGAAAACCATGCATTGGAAATAAACAATTTCAAAGTTGGTTTTATCTTTGGTGAGCCTGTTCAGTATGTTAAGCGTGGAAATTGCGAGCTTGATAATACAGGAAGCGATGCTCCATCAGATAATGGTGTGGCGGCTCTCAACGAGTATATGCAAGAGGACGATAAAGCTGCCAAGGACAGAGAGCTTGCTGAGTGGATAAATCAGTGTGGCGTGGGATATAGGCTGGTACTTCCCTCTGATGTGGACGAAGATGTTCCGTTTGAAACATATATACTTGACCCTAGAAACACGTTTGTTATCTACAGTAATGACTATAAACGCAAGCCTGTTATTGGTGTGACATACTCCAGCTACAGATTTGCAAATGCAGATATAACAAGCTACAGGTCATTTGACATTTACACCAATGAATGGTATTGGCGTATCGACTTCAAAAACGGCGAAGGCGTTGTGGCTAGATCACAGCCGAACAACATTGGATATATTCCAATTATCGAGTATGAAAATAATCCTGAACGTTTAGGCTCATTTGAGACAGTTATAACACTTTGCGATGCTATAAACAACATTGACAGTAATGACATTGACGGAATTGAGCAGATAATACAGGCGTTTACATGGTTTGACAACATAGATATCGACAAAAAGCAGCTGCAAGAGCTCAAAGAGCTTGGTGCAATAAAAACCCGTTCGCAAGAAGGGCGTCAAGCGTCAATAAAAAACATCGAAACAAAACTTGACATTTCACAGACTCAGGTAGCTAAAGATGACCTATATGACCGAATGCTTACTATTGCGAGTGTGCCTGATCGCCGAGCAAGTGCAGGTGGCAACACAGGTCAAGCTCTGATAATCGGTGAAGGCTGGGTAATGGCTGAAAGTGCTGCCAAAGCTTTTGAGTTGATGTTTGTAAAGCCTGAAAAGCAATTTTTAAGAGTTGTTCTGAAAATCTGCAAGAATACTCGAAACTGTAAGCAGGAAGTCAAAGATATTAAGCTTCACGATATTGATGTGAAGTTTACAAGAAACAAGACTGACAACCTGCTCACCAAGACACAAGGTCTGATGAATATGTTGCAGGCAGGCATTCACCCAAGAATAGCTATTTTGCACTGCGGATTGTTCTCTGACCCTGAACAGGTTTATCAAGATAGCAAGCCATACTTAGAAGCAACAACACAGCAACAGCAAGATACGGGTAATTTTGCCGTAAATACCACTGTAGCTGATGAAATGCTCAAAGCTATAGGAGCTATGGACAACAACGGCGGTGATAACAGTGGCAACGCTTAAATTTGATGAGCTTAACGTGTTGTGGTTTAACAAAATGGAGTTGCCAACCGCTGAAAAGCTATTGCGAATAGAAATGGCGGCAGTGTTTGAGCGAGAACTCAATAAGATATTTTCCTCACAGCGTGAGCGTGCTGACAGCGACAAATATCTGCTATATGCAACAGTGTATGCAACGATAATGTCTAGCACGTACATCGAGATTACAAACAATTATTTTTTAAAGTATGTTCTGAACATAGCAAGCAATGTAAAGGGGCTATCGGAATATTCCCAAAAATGGATTGTTAAGCACTCGGAACAGTTTGCAAAGGAAATTCAGCAGACAACTCAAAGACTTATTGAAAGCGGGGATTATGACAACGCATTTTCGGTAAGCCGAGCTAGAACTATATCACGCACAGAAATCAATGCTCTGTGCGAATGTGCAACCTTAGAGGGATATTATCAAAGCGGTTACACAAAGAAGATGTGGGTATCGTTTAAGGACAACAAGGTCCGAGATACACACAAAGTCGCTGACGGACAAGTCAGGAGATTGTTTGAACCATTTGACATTGGCAACAGCCAGCTGATGTTTCCGCAAGATAGTTCGCTGGGAGCATCGGCAAAAGAAATCGTTAATTGCAGGTGTGTTATGCAACCTGTGAAATAAATTGTAGCTGTGCGTTAAACAGCAAACGTCAAGCCGAGCAACCGGCGTTAATAAGCGTAGACGTAGAAAAGGAGTGTTTTTTTATGACAAGAGAAGACGTAAAGGGTATTTTCCCAAACGCAACAGATGAGGAAATCACAGCATTTCTGAACAAACACAATGGTGAAGTCACAGCAGCCAAGTCCAGCGGTGTAAAAGCTGACGAGCTTGCGACACTCAGAGATAAGGCAAAGAAATATGATGACTATGAAGCCGAAAAGCTGACGGCTGAGCAGAAATTGAAAAAACTCACTGATGAAGCTGAGGCAGCTAAGATCACCAACCTTAAAATGTTGAATAAGACTAAAGCTGTTGCGGAGTTCGTAAACTGTGGCCTTAAAGAGGACGATTACAAGGGATTTATCGACAGCATTGTTTCAGACAATGAAGAAACTACAGTTAATTCTGCAAAGTCCATTGCTGCAATGCTCACATCTCAAAAGAAAGCCGTTGAAGATAAGCTTAAAGAAGACGGCCTAAAGAACACTCCAAAGCCTCAGGGAGCAGGCGGAAACGACGGACTTACATCTGCTGAAAAGATAGCCGAGAAATTGGCTACAGACAGAGCAACCATTGCTAAAACTGCGGCGGAAGGTCTAAAAAAATACATATAGGAGGTAATTAAATGGCTAATATGATGAAGTCTACAGCCGTAATTGCAGATAAGACAATTCTCGCAAACGGCGAATTTTTGGCAAGACCATATACAATCAAGGCAAGCGCTATCACAGCTGATAGCAACGGAAAGAAAATCGTAAAAGGTGGAACTCCATTTCCTGCAAACGATTCAACCGCTATCGGTCTTCTGCTTGACACAGTTGACGTAACCGACGGTGACAAGACAGTAGCACTTGTGTATGCAGGAACAGTTTCAACCGCTAAGCTGACAGCTAACGGCGTAACAGTACAGACAGCGGCTAAGACAGCACTGCCTAGAATTACATTTTTTGAATAAGGGAGGCAATACATAATGCAGAATTTTTCAGATGTTTTCACAGCTAAAGCATTTGCTATGTACTGGACAAAGTACCTTGAGCAGGCAAATACAGAAGGCTATCTGGGAACTTCCCTGTTCCCACCTGTAAAGAAAAAGGGTATCGATATAAAGTGGATTAAGGGTAGGTCAGGCCTGCCTGTAACACTCAGACAGAGCGCGTTTGACGCTGTAGCACATGTCAGAGATAGAATTGGCGCAACTGCGATTCAGACAGAAATGCCATTCTTCCGTGACAGTTTCATCGTTAAGGAAAGTGACAGACAGGAAATCCTGAGAGCACAGGACAGCAATGATCCATATGTACAGCCTGTACTCGACAACATCTACAACGATGCCAAGAACCTTACCAACGGTGCAAATGTTGTTCCAGAGAGAATGATCATGCAGCTTCTCTCACCAGCTGACGGCTCACCTAAGATTGAGATATCAGACGGTGCAAAGGTAAGCTGTCTGTATGAGTATGACGTTGACGGCTCATTCAAGGTAAACAATTTCAAAGCTCTCACAGGTACAGCTGCATGGACAGATCATAAGAATTCAAACCCTGTACAGGACATTCTTGACGCTAAGGATGCCATTTATAAGCTTACAGGAAACGATCCTGCAATCGCCCTGATGTCAAAGAAGACACTCAAAGATATCAGAGAGAATGAGAACGTCAAGGCGTATATCGTTGCCAAAGCTCAGGCAGCAGGTGGCGTTGTTCTCGTAACAGACAAGCTCGTAAAGGAGTACATCTCTGAGGAAGCTGAGCTCACAGTTGTTGTAAACAACAAGTCATTTATTGACGAAAGTGGCACAGCAAAGAGATTTTATCCAGACGATATGGTAACACTTCTCCCCGCACAGCCACTCGGCTCAACAGTTTATGGCACAACGCCTGAAGAGGCTGACCTCATGGCTGACGGCAAGGCAGATGTTGCTATCGTAAATACAGGCGTTGCAATCGCAACAATCAAGCAGGAACACCCTGTTAATGTAAGAGTGCTTGCAAGCGAAATCGTCCTGCCATCATTTGAGGGCATGGATAACGTTTATGTTATCAACACAAATGCCAAAATCGGTGAACTTACAGTAAATTCTGTTGCTGGCACAAGTGCATCAGGCAAGACAAAGGTAACAGTATCACCATCTCTGTCAGCGGGCAACTCCTACAAGTATAAGACAGCATCTAGCGTAACTGTTCCTGAGTTTGGTGCAGATTGCAAGTCAGACTACACTGCATGGGACGGAGTATCCGAGATCACCGCAACAACAGACAATAAGATACTCATCGTTGAGGTAGATGCAAACAACAAGGCTGTAAAGGCTGGTTCAGCTACAGTAGTGTCTAAGGCATAAAAGGAGAGTGCAAAATGGATATGATTGAGCTGTTTAAGGCAAGCGTTCCTGAGGAAAATTCCGAGGAATTGATTATGCAGTATTTAGACACTGCTCAATCAATTATCCTTGCACATCGCTTCCCTTTCGGCACAGACCGCACAGAGGTTGAGCCACAGTACAAAGGCTTACAGTTGAGAATTGCCATAGACCTATACAATAAGCGTGGAGCTGAGGGCGAAAAGGCACACTCTGAAAACGGAGTAAGCCGTACATATGAAAGCTCGTGGGTATCTCAACAATTGCTTGACGAAATCGTTCCGAAAGCTGAGGTATTGTAATGAGAAACCTAATGCGAAACGTTACAAAAATAAGCTATAAGCTGTATTTAGGTGAACAAGATTTACTTGATGATGACGGCTATAGGACAGGCGAGAAAGGCATAAGTTACTCAGATTTTAGCGAGTGCTATATGTCGATATCAGGCAATAAAAGCGACAGCGAAATGTCACAGTTCGGTCGAAACCTGGACTATGATAGAACAATGTCAACCGCAGATATGAAGTGCGACATTGACGAGCACTCACTGCTGTGGATAGATATTGACGTCAATGGTCCTCACAATTTCATTGTAAAAAAACGCTCTGTTACGCCAAATCAAATACAGTTTGCCATAAAACAGGTGAATGTCAATGAGGAAGATAGCGTTTAATCTGTCAGAAGATAGCTTGACACAAGCCGTTGAGCAAATGAAAGCATATAAAGCTGAGATACACAAAAAAGCTCAACTACTTGTGGAACGTCTTACTGATTATGGACTAACGATATGCAGAGCAAAAGTCATTGAAATGGATATCCCTGATACAGGACATTTGCTCAGCCGGGTTGACGGCTACTATAGCCCGTTGCTTAATGCTGGTTTTATTTCTTGTGACTGTGATTATGCAGTGTTCGTTGAATTTGGAACAGGTGTAAAAGGTGCATCACAGCCATATGTAGGACAAGCCATAAGCGAATGTGGCTATCAATATATGGGCGGAACACATTATATCACGACGCAAGACGGACGTATAGGCTGGTTTTATCTTGCTGATGACGGAACGTGGAAGTTTACACAGGGCATGCCAAGCAGGCCATTTATGTACGAAACAGGGTTGGAAATGCGAAATGCTCTTGACAACATTATTAAGGAGGTTTTTAAGTGATTGACATTGAAAACAAGGTGTTTGACACAGTGTCGAAAGCACTTGAAAAAGCCTTCAAGGGTATATCTGTCAGCAGCATAAACACAGATAAACCCGCAACATTTCCGTATGTATCAATCGTGGAAACAAGCAACTCGGTTGATCCTGCGTACATAGACAGCGGCAGAATTGAGAACGCAAGCAACCTACTGTACACAGTGAATGTTTATAGCAACCTCGCCAAAGGCAAGAAAACGCAAGCCAAAAAAATCAGAAACCTTGTGTCAGACGAGTTCGATAAAATCGGCATGATGAGAACATTCTGCCAGCCTATTGAAAATCTATCTGACACATCAATATATCGTATCACAATGCGTTTTGAGTGCAAAGTTGATACGGACGAAATAATCTATAGGAGGTAATGAAATTGGAACACGCAACGATTGATACATATCTCGAATACAAAGAAGGCAGCATGAGCGGATTTGAGATACTGAGTGACATTACATCATATCCAGATCTGTTTACCGCCCCTGAAAAGTTGGATATTTCTGACTTGTCAAGCAGACAGAAAAAATATGCTGAAGGTATGACAGATGTTCCTGACTATACATTTGGAGCAAATTATGTCAAAGTTACCTATGACAAAGTCAAGAAACTTGAGGGCAAAACTGATATCGAGTTTAGGCTTCTTTTTGGCAAAACAGGCCAGTATGGTGCTTGGGGCTGGACAGGCTCAATTTTTGCAAATGTTAAGGGCGGCGAAGTCGGTGGCAAGAGAGAAATGGAACTCACTTCTTATGTACAGTCAGATGTAACACCTATAACAGTTTCAGATACATAATTTTTAGGAGGATAAAACAATGGCAAAGACAATCAATTTCAATTACGAAGGTCAGCACTACGTTCTTGAATTTTCCAGAAGAACAGTAAGGCAAATGGAAAATAACGGCTTCACTCTGAATGATCTCTCAGACAAGCCAATGAACACTCTGAACGAGCTTTTTGCAGGTGCTTTCAAGAAAAATCACCGCAACGTAAAGCCTGAACAGATTGACAAGATGCAGGCTCTTTTCGCTGACAAGGACAAACTGATAGAGACTCTGTTCTCAATGTACAGCGAAACTATCGAGACACTGACAACAAATGACCCTGCTGAGGATAGGGAAAATTTGATAACCTGGAGCGTTGGAGAGTAGACAACGTTCCGAAAGAGCAAACATATACTCAAACATTTCTAAAAGCTTTGCCATTGTATTTATCCATAGGCATGACTGCCAAAGAGTTTTGGGAAGGTGACTGCTGTTTGGCAGTTGCCTTTCGCAAAGCTGATGAGATGACACAAAAAGCAAAGAGAGAAAAGGACAATTTCAATGCATGGCTAACGGGACTATATGTTCAAGAAGCCATAGCAAGTTGTTTTTCAAAAGACGGCAAATATCCCGATAAACCGCATGACATTTTCAAAGCCGACAAGGATAATGAAAAAACGTATGATGACATCATGCGAGAAAATGCGGAGAAATTCAGGAAATTTGCAGAAGCATTTAATAAAGGAAGGGCGGCAAATAAGGGCAATTAAACAGACTTATTGCCACCCTTATTTTTTTTATCTAGGAGGTGAAAAGTATGGGATTAGACATCGATAAGCTTAGTTTGAAAGTAGAAGCTTCGTCTGACAACGCTGAAAAAAAACTCGATAGGCTGATTGTTAGGCTCGAAACGCTTAAAAAGTCAGTGGGTAAACTTTCGGGGCTTGACAAGCTTTCCGAAAAGCTCAACAAAATAGCGGCAAGTGCCAATGCTATATCAGGTGTGGATAAGCTTGCAAAGCTTGTTGAAAGCGTTTCAAAGCTGTCACAGATAAAGTCTCCAAATGTTACAAAGACCGTGAACAGCATTAAAAAGCTTTCTGAGGCGTGCAATGCAGTAAGTGGTATGAGTAATGTGAGTGTGCTTAAAGAGAATATAACGGCTATCACAGAGGCGTGTAAGCCAATGCAGGAAATGGGTAAGAACAATCTGTCACCATTCCTTAACAGTCTCAAAAAGATACCTGATATCACAAAGTCACTCGATACAGAGAAAATCAATGAGTTCGCAACGAGAATACGCCAGCTTACCTCCGCTATAGAGCCGTTGACAACGCAGGTTTCAAAGGCGGAAAACGGACTTGTTGCACTTAATGGCATTATGAAGAGTTCAATAGCGAGAAACGGAAACCTTGCATCTGCAAATGCCGTAACTGTAAAATCCTATACCAGTTTGTCCTCAGTTTTTAAGGACGCAAGAATAAGAGCCGCCGCACTTTACGTCACAGTCAATAGGGCTGCAGATGCACTCGCCGATTGTTTGCAATCATCAAACGAGTATGTCGAAAACATCAACCTATTTACAGTAGCTATGGGCGATTATTCAGAAGAAGCATATAGGTATGCCGAAAAAGTAAATAGTCTGCTTGGTATTGATATTTCTGAGTGGATACGCTTTCAGGGCGTGTTCAAGCAGATAACAACAGGTTTTGGAGTTGCGGCTGAAAAGTCAAACATAATGTCCAAAAACCTGACGCAGATAGGCTATGATATAGCATCATTCTTCAACATCTCCATAGAAGATGCTATGCAGAAAGTTGAATCTGGTATCTCTGGAGAACTTGAACCGTTGCGTAGATTGGGTTATGCCCTTGACGCCGCAACGCTTCAGCAGATAGCCTATGATAATGGCATTCAGCAGAACATCAACACCATGACGCAGGCTCAGAAGTCACAGTTGAGATACGTCGCTATTCTTCAGCAATCTACAAATGTTATGGGCGATATGGCAAGAACCATCGTCACACCTGCGAACTCAATGAGAATTTTGCAGCAGCAACTTGAACAGCTCAAGAGAGCCATAGGCAACATTGTGAGCGTGTTTGCTGTGAAGATGATACCATATGTCCAAGTGTTTGTAAGACTTCTTACAGACGCCGCTAACGCCATTGCAAAGTGGTTAGGCTTTGAGCTGCCGACGATAGATTATTCTGAGGTTGGCAAAGGTCTAAGCAGTGTAACAGAGAATGCAGATGATGCAACAGAGTCTGTCAAGGAAACAAAGAAAGCGTTGCTTGCACTTGCTAGCTTTGATGAGATAAATCAGCTCAATCTTGACAAGAACAACGGCAATGACAGCGGAGATACCACAGGCAACAAATATGATCTCGGCATTGATTTGCCTGAATATGACTTTCTTGCAGGACTTGACAAGCAGACGGACGCACTTTACAAAAAAGTCAAAGCTCAGCTGAAAGAGCTCTACAACTGGCTCAAAAAGCACAAAGATATGATTAAGGTCATTGCAGGACTATTGGCAACAGTATGGGCAGTAAATAAGATTGCTAACCTGATTAACTGGGTGAAGAAGCTTAAAGGGGCGTTTGGAGCATTAAAAATTGTCAAAGATTGTACGAGTTGGCTATCAAAGCTTAAAGCGGTTGGAGTAGGAGCAATTTCAGGTATTGTCGGTGGTTTTGCAGGATTTGATTTCTTCAAAAAGCTTGCGAAAGGCACGTTGGATTGGAACAGTGCACTTGTTGATACAGGCATAGCTGTTGGAGCTATTGCAGCGGCATTTGCAATCGGAGGGCCTATTGCAGGTGCAGTTGCTATAGTAGGAACGCTAACTGGTGCATTTATTGGTCTGTACAAAGGTGCAAGAGATGCCAAAATGGAAATAGTCGGACTTTCTGACAATGGCGGTACTAAAATATCTGAAATTGCGGAAGCATTTGGAGCTCAGTGTGACAAAATCATTGAAGCCAAAAAAGCTGTTTCTGAATATAAAGAAACAATCACAAGCAATCAAGACAAAATAGATCAAGCTGTTGGCAATTTGAACGATTTTGGAGACAGGCTAAGTGGGCTTAAAGGAAAGCTTACAGACACCGATAAAGAAAATATAACATCTGGGTTTGAAACAATAGCCACCGCTATCAAGGACAATATTGGTGCAGAAACACAAGGCATTATCGACAATTTTAAGTCTGCAATGGACGGATTACCTGATAATCTAAAAACAAACATACAAAGCAGTATCAGCGAGCTGAACGCTCTAAATTCTCAACTTTCAGGCAATGTTGACAAGGCACAACAATCCATAAACGATTATTACAATACTATATGGAATGGTGGCACGCCAACAGACGAGCAAACCGAGAATTTCAACAAAGCGACAAAATATTTTCTGTCAAAATCGGTTGAAACATCTGACGCATATAAGGAGTACAAGGAAAACTTATCAAAGATTGATTTATCCAAAATCGACTTTGAGGATTTTGATACGTTCAAAAGTTCTATTCAAGACGTTCAGAACAATGCAAATTCGGCAATAACTGCAATAAGTAACGCAAAAAAAGACTCTCTTGATTATATCGAAAGCCTATACCAAGAGACGATAGAACAACATGATCTAGGTTGGGTATCTGATGCACAACTTGCACTTGCAAAAGAAACATTTGAAAATGCAAAAAAGAACATCAACGATAGCGCAGACGAACAGACAAAATCAGTTAAGGACGGACTTGGAAAGATTTTAGGTCAGGCACAGTCGCAATTAAACACAGCTATTGATGATCAAGCTCAGTTTTTTGCACAGCAAGAAACTACGAATGTGTATGGCGATTATCTTCAGTGGACAGATGATGCTTGGAAGTATTTTAACGATAGCTATAGCAATAACATTAAGGAGCAAAAGAAAAATTTCAGTGATCAGCAAGATGTAATAAAGAAGGCTGCTAAAGATACAAAAGTAAACCTTGGCGAATATGTCAAGGCACTTAGCCCGTCAAACATTGACCTCAATCATGCTGACATAGGCGGTTGGGGCAAGGTAATTGCCGCCAAAAAAGGTGCAAAAACAGGCGATTGGACTGATTACGGAAAAGAAATGGCCGCACAGCTATCAAAGGGAATTGAATTGGGTACTGACGGCACTATTAAATCTGTAAAAGGAATGACCAGCAGTTTGCTCAATGAATTCACTTTGGGCGGTGAAAATTGTGTTGCAGGTTTTGCAAACGCTTTGTCCGACAAGGAAAAGAAAGTGTTCGCAGCTGCAAATGACCTCGGACTTAGCAGTTTGAAGTCATTAAAGCTTGCACTTGATGAGCATTCTCCGTCAAGAGAAACGCACCAAATCGGTGTCTTCTTCCTCCAAGGCTTCATGAACGGCATAAAATCACTGTCAACGTTTATGAACACTTACGTAGCAAATACAGCAAAATCAGCCGTTACAACATTTGATACAAAGTCCACGACAACCTCAATTGGTATCAAATTTATAGACCGCTTTAAAAACGGAATTGACCTGAGGAAAAATAGCCTCATCAACGATATAGTTGACATTTTCAACACAATTCTCGACAAGGCAGATAGTTTCCACGTCCAGTTCTTCAATTCGTTCAATAGTGCGGTACCTGCAATACAGATAGCCTCAAATGGCATTCTCGCCGCTATGGGGCAAGCTGTATCTATACCACAGATAAGCTATACAGCACCTGGATATCGTGTTCAGGGATATGCAAGAGGCGGTTATCCTGCGACAGGTCAGCTATTTGTTGCAAGAGAAAACGGTGCACCTGAAATGGTCGGTTCTATCGGCAGCAGGAACGCTGTTGCAAGTAACGATCAGATCACTGCGGCAATCAGTCAAGCGGTATATCAGGCAGTACGTGAAGCAAACAGAGATACTCAGAACAGCGGTAGCAGAAACAGTGAAATGACAGTTAAAATCGTTCCTGACAAGAACAGTTTCGTGAAAGTTGCTGTTGACGGGATAAACGATACAACCAGACGGACAGGCAAGAGTCCGTTGCACTAAAGTGAGGTGGTGACACAATGCTAAAATTCGACGACGTAGAAATGCCTGTACCTGCAGATTTGCAGGTACAGAACAACAAAATCTGGTCGGACAATACAGGACGTTCGGCAAATGGAAAGCTAGTCGGCGATATGGTGTGCATAAAGAAGAAGTTAATCATATCGTGGGTACACCTCACAGGTGAGCAAGTCGCACTGATAAATCAATACATTTCTAACGTAAGCAAGCCATTTTTTAGCGTGACGTTTACAGATGAAACATTTGTTGAGCAAACGTGCACCATGTATGCAGGCGACACAAAATATGATGTGCTAAAGTGGGTCTCGCCGATGAAATATCTAAAAAATGTTACAGTAGATCTTATCGAATGCTAGGAGGCGGTGAATATGTATACTGTGCAGAATGAAACCGTCTCTCAGCGTATTGAGAGCTATTGCCGTACTTGGCGGCTGTGGATAGAGAATGCAGAGGGCGTTATATCAGGTGACAGCATTATGTCAGCTGATAGCTCCATGCAGGCAACAAGCCTTTCCGATGATATCGAGCTGGGTGCCGTGTGTTCGCAATCGTGGAACATGACCATAAGTGACACTGAAACAGCGTTTCTTGGCAAGGAGTATGATACATATCTGTATCTCGTAGGCTACGAAACTAGCGGCATACTTTCAGACGAAAAGATACCAATGGGGCGTTTCACCTGCGTAAAATCAAAGAAATCGGGCGGCAGTGTCCAGCTGACAATGGCGGACAGGCTGTACTTTTCGGATAAGCCATATGTGCCGCATATCCCTATGCCAAACTGGAATAAAGCCGTTGAAGATGACATATGCAGACAGCTTGGTTTGCAGAATGGAAATGATTACACAGAGGTGCGACTACTGCGTGACAAGAACGGCAGAAGGTTGATAGATAAGAACGGCAAGGTGCTGTACTCAAAATACTTTTACTTCAAGGTCAGCTCAGTACCGAAAGACGTGACCATGCGCCAAATGTTGTCCTATCTGGCTTCTGCTCAGGGCGAGTTTGGGTATGTTGACAGGTACGGAAAATACGTCCGAAAGTGGTATGGCAAGAGCGTGAAAACATTGGACAACAATACGATAGACCTGCCTACTCTTAGCGAACGACAAAACGTTATCGTGGGCATTATCTGCAAAGTGAGTGATGATGTAACGCTGTCGCTTGGTGTGACAGATACCACGCAAGGGCGTGTACTAGAATTTGAAAATCCATACATGACCGAATCACTTTTGCAATCTCTGTGGCGCAGAATAGGAGGTTTTTCATGGTACACTACCGAATTGTACCACAGACTTGGTGACCCACGTTTCGACATAGGTGACGTGGTGACCTACACCAACGGCACAGACAATTATGATATACCGATAACAAATTTAGGATTTAACTTTGACGGAGGGCTGAGTGCTGATATTTCAGCGGTAGGCCTGAGTGTTGAAGAACAGCTTTAAGGGGGGCGAGATAATGGCTGATGATTTGACATTGGCGCAGGATATCACTGAGAACGATTATCCGATGCAACACGCAGGCGAGGAAATCGATGAGATACTGAGCCGAGCCGGCAAGATACACTATGGCACTGTGGAATACAAGATGACGAAAGCGAATCCACTGATGCAGATACCGCTTGGACTGACCTTTGCACCTAAACAGGTAATAGCAACGCTACGGCAGACAGACACACCAACACCATATCAGAACTACTGCACCCACGTTTATGGGTCAGGAACGTCATACTATATGAGTGTCTGCATGGGAGCTAATAACGGGCCAACATTGGAAACCGTTCCAACAGGAACATACTATGTTGACTACATTGCAATAGAGTAAAGAGGGGTGATTAAATGACGATAACATTAAATGCAGATTATGACGTAACACTGAACACTGCATTGCTGGGCTATGTCGGTGAAACTAATGCCCGTCCTGTGTCGGTCGAAGGGCTGACAGTAGACGGCGCAGACCGCTATGTGTTAACGATAGACTACGGCGACGGCACTGCCTATGAGGTCGATATCACAGACGGCACATGGACGCCTACTGCTGATATCTTGCGGTCGGCGCAGACAGTCAGCTGTCAGATATGTGCAAAAAAACTGTCAGGCGATGAGTATATTTTAGTTAAAAAATCACGCATTTTCCGTCTGAGAATAGGTGCGGCTATCGGTGATAATGCCGTGCCGTCACCTGATGTGGCGATGGACGCACTAGACCGCATAGACGCCATAGGTAAACAGGCGCACGCAGATATGCAGACAGCCGTCACCGCCGCAGAAACAGCGACAACGTCTGCTGAGGACGCAAAGAAATCTGCCACAGCCGCAGGAGTATCAGCCGATACGGCAACGCAGGCGGCAAGCCGTGCTGAGACCGCAAAGGCGGCGGCTGAAACGTCCGCAACACAGGCAGACACCGCCATGCAGGGTGCAGAAATCGCACGTCAGCAGGCGGTCACTGCACAGAACGCCGCAAAGATATCCGCAGCCCAAGCATCAACGGCGGCACAGCAAACCACAGCTGATAAGACTATAACTGCTGGATATGCCAAGACTGCCAAGACTAATGCTGACAGCACTGCGGCAGACAGACAGGCGGTGGCTGATATGGCAACGCAGGTGACGGCTGACAAGGCTACAGTGGCAGACCATGCTGCACAGGTTGCAGAAGACAGAACAGCCGCTGAAACTGCTGCACAGACAGCACAGGCGGTGGCTGACAGCCTACCTGATGACTACACTACAGCGGTTGAAAAGATTGCCGAAAACACGGCTGAGATAGGACGTGTGAAGCAGACAGACAAGGAACTGACAAGACGTGTAAATGCGTTATATGATATGGGCCAGGGTATCACGCACCAGTTTGAAACGGACAGCGAAACGGCATATCAGAAGACTATTCCTACGGGGGCAAAGCTGATGTCAGTGAAGTCTGTGGGCGGTCATTCTGAGGTCATTGACGGTGAGATTGTCAGCACTGGGGTGACAGAAGTCGTTGAGCAGGGAAAGAATTTGTGGAATATAGACGGCTACACAGCTAGTGATTTAGTTGATTTGAAAGCAGGCTATTGGGGCGTAAGATTGAGCGTAAAACCAAATTCCGCATACTGTGTTTCAGTCATACGAGATACTGCATTATGCGGAACGTATGGAAAATTGATAGGTGCAGATAAACGTGACATTGAATTTTTTGGGCATAAAACGATGAGTGGTATAAACGCCTATACAGGACACCCTATCACATTTCAAACGGCTGATGAGGATTATGTGTATGTTGCGATTAATTCATTCAACGGTTTTGACACATGGAAATCTGATTTTCTAAAATATTTTCCAAGTTTCCAGATTGAAAAATCATCAACCGCCACAGCCTACGCCCCATATCATCGCAACGAATACCATATCCCCGAAGCAATCCGCAATCTGCCTGGATACGGCATTGAGGGGAATGTGACAGACTATGAGGCTAAGACCTATACACAAAACAACACTGTTGACGGTACGGAAATCAAGGCGTTAGATACACCAATCGTCACCGATATTTCAGCCCTAATACCTGATGATTTTCTGCGAAACGTAGAAGTTGAAGCAGGCGGTTCAGTGATTTTCAAAAACAGCAACGACAGCTATCTGATACCAGTGCCGTCAGAAGAAGAGTATATCGTGAAACTAAGTGAAGTAGGAGGTACAACATGACAAATTTACAGAAAAAAATGGCTGACAAGTTAGGGTTATCCACCGAAGACTTTCAGCCGAAAAAAGCCACAAAGGTGGACGAGTTAGAAGCACAGGTGCTATACACCGCACTAATGACCGACACGCTGATCGAGGAGAGTGACGACAATGTATAAAAAGGTCAAACGTTTGTACGATTTAGGGCTGTACACTGCTGAACAGGTCAAGGATTTTGCTGACAGGGGCAAGATAACCCCTGAGCAGTATGAGGAAATCACAGGGCAGAAATACGAAAGCGAGGTAGTAAAGTGAAGTACATAATAATGCTGATGATCGTGATAGGGCTTGCACTGGCTGATTTTGCCACTGGCTGGATAAAAGCCTACTGCAAAGGCGACGTCCGTTCATCGAAAATGCGCAAGGGCGGTCTGAATAAATTGGCGGAGATAGTCGTCATGGGTGTGGCTATCGGTTCGGAGATAGGTTTTGAACAGCTAGGCCACTACTACGGACATAGCGAACTGGCAGGCATTGCAGGAACGATAACCGCACTAGCTGTTTTCGGCTATATTTTTGCCATGGAGATAGTTTCCATACTGGAAAACTATGGTGAAATCAATCCGCAGGCGCACTGGATAAACAAAGTTGTGGCAAAATTTGGAGTTTTTAAAGATAAGGAGGACTAATTATGGCTATGACATTTGATGAGTTCGTAAAGAAATACAAAGGCAAGGGCGTTGATTTTGACAAAGCATATAACATACAGTGTTTTGACCTGGCGAACCAGTACAACAAAGATGTTGTCAAATGCGGTATGTTCACAGGTCTGTATGCTAGACAAATCTACGAAGATTTCGACAAGCAGGCGGTCAAGGGCTATTTTACCAGAATTAAAAACACGCCGTCATTCGTTCCGAAAAAGGGTGATATCGTTGTGTGGGGCGGTAGTCTGAACGGCGGTATCGGTCACGTCGCCATAGCCACAGGCGAGGGAAACACAAAATATTTTTACAGCTACGATCAGAACTGGCTAGGCAAGAATGACCCATGCACACGTGTCTATCACAACTATAACCATGTTCTTGGCGTTCTGCGTCCGAAAAATCAGAGCGTTATCAATCCGCCTACACTGGAGACAAAGGGTTATAAGAAAGGCGCAAGCACAGACGGGTCGTATGCCCTGAAACAGTTGCTGATACTTGACGGCGCAAAGCTGGACGATAATGCAATCATCGGCAAGGGCACTGTCAGTGCTATCAACAGCCGTCTGAAAGGTTGGGGATATAGACCAAACGGCATAGCAGGAAAGAAGTTCATCAAGAAACTGCGTGAAAAAATCAAGAAATAG